ATTAGGAGTGAGATAGAAATGAAACGACTCTTATTTATCCTATTGATCTTTACGACGACAACCTTTGCCCAGTCTGGTGTTGGTGGTGGCGGCCAGACCAATGTTAGCGGAGGGGGAACAGGAAGTCTTCCGGTACAGGCTCAGCCATTAGCTCCCGGCATGATCGCGCTATCTCCATTCTGTAACGCCTCCAACACAAATAATTGTTACAACACTCCAGCGAATACGGTAATAGATAACACTTGTAGCTGGACTACCGGCTCAGCTACAGTCACCTGCACTGATGCTCCGTTTGTCTCTGCTGATACTGGAAAGAATGCTATGGGCTGGACTACATGCCAAGCCTTTGGAAGTAACGGCGGCACCGGTGCAATCTCCGATAGCATAACTAGAACAATTACTTTCGCCAGTTCTACAACAGTAACTCTAAGCGCTAACCCTGCAGCTAACTCAGGGGCTAATGCTTGTTTTATTTGGGGTAATTCAGATGACACAGCATTTGATTCGGTCGATACTCTACTTACTACCTATATCGCTTCCTGCCCTCACGTTGAAATGGCCGCTGGTAACTACTGGATAGAGAGACCACACTTCTATACTAACCCTGCTGGATGCACAAATAACCCGGCTTTGGCTGGATTTTCTGGTGCTGCTCAGTTTGGCAATATATTCTATGCTGGCGGTTTAAGGATATCTGGCCGCGGACGTTCATCTACGACATTATATCTGGGACCGTCTTTCCCAGGCACTGGCGCTTGCACCCACGGTGCATCCGGCAGCGCTGGTTCAGCTTGTTTCGTGCGCGTCATCGGTGGACAGTGGGATAACTTTACGCTTACCGGTGGCGGAAATATGAAAGCTCCGAACATTGCTGGCAAGTGGCTAATCTATACGCAAGGGCCAGGAGCGTTACAGAACTTCAACTGTATCAACATCGGTGGTAATGACGGTACCGGATTTAACAGTACGCTTGGTATTGTCTATAGCGCTTGGGAGCGCTGGTTCGAGGTAGACAACTCTGGCTGTGGAACGGTAGGCGTTAACGGCTTAGCGATTGGTGGTACTGGTCCAAGCCTAAACGCAGTCAGATTGAGGATTGAGAATAGTGCTCAAGTAGGTATAACTGTTGTAGGTCCGGCTGGCGCCGCTGGAACTCCCAATTTTACTTGTTATGATTGCGGTATTTCTCTTGCGCAATTTACACCGAGCGGGAACAACATAATGTACGCAATCTTCCATGCCAACTCCGGAAACATGCAATGCACTCTATGCAATATCCAGACTGGATTTGGAACTAACGTAACCAATCAGATGATTGGATTCAGTAACCGTACTGCTGGAGGGGTGGCGGTATTCAGGGATTCTAACTTGTGGTTTGGCAATACTACTGGTTCCACGACCAGCGGAGCGATTGAACTAGTTGCTTCGGGAACGGTTACATTGCAGAACGTTGACCTACGTGCTCGTGCTTCTGGAAAGGTTTATGCCGATGTTGTCGGAAGCAAGCTGGTTAATGAAGGTGGTGTAGTCATCAGCGGACTTGGCGGAGGAGTTACACTCAATGGAACTCAGCAAGTTACGGCTTCAGAAACGCAAGCGGGGACTTGCACCACTAACGCCGCAACGGTAACTTTTGGAGGAACGTATGCCTTTGCTCCATTAGTAGTGGTGGCTCCTACAACCAGCGGTTCAACGGGAGTTCAGGTGACTGCGACCAATACTACTACTGCGACGATTCACTGCAACGGGGCGTCGGATGCTTTTGTGGCAACAGTCACGCCTAGCCCATTTTAAGGAGAAACAATGTCAAATGGAGTATCGAAGAATCCCAATGGACCGTTCTGGCAGCTAGGGAATATCGTAACTACGGCTGGAACTCCTGTAAGCATTATGTCACTGGTTGATTCTGGTAATCTCAACGCTCCACAGACGGCAACGCCTGGGACAGCTGGAGCCGGCGAGTATACCGTGCGCTGCAATCAGGTCATTGTTCAGGGCATGAAGTCTAACGGCGGCAATGGTCTGACCAATAACACTGGGAATATATACGTAATACAGAAAAGCAGCACCGGCAGCAATAACCGAACGGATCTTGGCTGTATTATTCTCACTATTCCAGCAGGAACAACTGGGGTGATCGGTTCTCCGTCGCAAGAGACGCTGAAATTCAGCCCGTATCTACTGTGGGTAGATAGCGACAATACGGGCGACGGAGCGCAAATAACGCTCATAATTTAACAACATGAAAACTAACGAAATAGTATATCGCTGGATTGATGGGCCACTCTCGACTGATGAGGATTGGGCTCGCGTTGACAATGTTCTAGCCTCGCGTGGATGGTCACCACTCAATCGTGAGATGTCGCGCATCTATGTTGCTGAAGCTAATGGAGAGATTATAGGAATGTCCGTACTACAAATGCTTCCCTTTGCGGGACCTTTAGTGGTTGAGAAAGCCTACCGCGGTACGGGAATAGCGGATAAGTTGGCTGCAGATAGCATTGGATATTTGATTGACTGTCAGGCGCGTGGATGGTTTGTGGTAGCGGATTCGCCGCATGTACCGAGATTGTGCGAGAAACACGGAATGCATAAGGTAACGTCTCCGGTGTATATCACGTTGGGAGTGGGTGTACCGACGGTGAAAGAGGTTCACTAATGTCAGGACTATTGCAAGGAATCTTCAATAATGTTGGTGGTAGTAGCGCCAAAACCGATAGATCCAATCAACTGACTTCGTTCAGTGACCTCAAGAATACTTTCAATTGGGCGTTACCTTTTGCTCAGCAGCAGGCTAAGACAGGTCAAGCTACTACAGCGGCTGGGGTACAGGACCTAGGTGATGCTGGTGGATACTTCAAGAAACTAGCAAGTGGTGACAGGTCAACTGCACTTTCAGCAGTAGCTCCAGCGTCTAATGCCGCACTAGCTCAATCTGATGCTGAGAAGCGCCAACTGGGTGAAATGGGTACGGCTCGAGGCGGTGGAGCGGTAGGTGTAAATCAGCAACGCGATACTGACTTGATGTCGAAGATAGACAATATGCTATTTGGAGCTAGAACCGCTGGAGCGCAAGGCGAGGCTGGTGTAGGTCAGGCTGAATCGAGTGTAGGTCTTGGTGAGACTGGACAGGGAATTCAAGCAGGAGGACTAGCGTCGTCAACCGCTGGCGATCTAGGCAAACTGGCACTTTATTCTCGTGGACAGTCGGAACAGATTCATAGACAGCATGTTAAGGATTTATCTGATTCTTTTGAGAAGCTCCTCGCAGGAGCAATGGCTATATAAATGGCTACTAAACCTCCAGTATTGACTGATTCCTTCGATGAAGCCTCACAGGTTCCTCAAGGATCTGTAGGCCCTGATCGTCCTGAAGGATTCCTTGGAGCGATGGCTGAGCCTGGAGGTTCGCTTGATAAGGCACTTCAAGCGCATCATCAGCAGAGAGTTGCTCATGCTCAGATGTATCGTACCAATGCGGCTACAGCAATCGGTCAAATAGCCAAGGGTACGAAATGGGATCCTACACTTAATGGTGGAGTCGGTGGCGAACGTCCATTAACTCAGCAGGAACAAGATGATCTGACCGCGCAGAAAGATGAAGCGCTGCAACAGTATGGAAAGATTATCGGGGTCAATAAGGAATCGAAAGGTGCGCTAGACAAGGCGCATGGAATTATCGACTTTATCCTTAGGCGTAAACAGGAACAGCAGGGCCGTCCTGGCGGTATGCAAGTTCCTCCTACGCCACAGTATGGGTCTACGGTAGGTGAAGGTGGAGTGACCATGACTCCACCGACCGGATCGACGCCGACAGTGATGGACAATGGCGTTACCATGACGCCGCCTCCTCCGGTAAGGCCGCAGCCGAGTGCGCTAGAACAATCCGTTGCCGCTCCGTTTGCACAACATCAGGCACAGGTAGGGCAGGGTCTTACAGACCAGCAGCGTGTCTACCAAGCACAGATTAATAGGTGGACTAATGAAGCCAAGCAGATATTCGGAAACTTAGATTCTATGGCGGCAAAGCGTTACGCCCTCACAGGAACCTTTGGACCTGCTAGTCATCTACAGGCAAAGAATCTTGTCGATCCAGATACTGGCGAGCCAGTTGTATTTGATCCACTTGAAGGGACTTATTCAACTCAGGATGGTCGTAAGGTAGATCAGCCTGTTCCCTTCCAGAAGCCAACGATGGTTGAAGTGGTTATGCCTAATGGCGACCATGCTATCGGGTATGAGGCTTATAAAAAGCTGACTGACCAATCTGGGAAGCCGCTACCTGAAGGGACTAAAAAGTATTATCCTTCTGCGGCTGATACGACAACTACAACTAAGACTTGGAAGACGGTTCAGCAACCAGATGGTTCTACTGCGCTAGTTCCTGTAACAAATGTTAGCGAGCGACGTAAAGGGGGAACTCCAGCTCCTCCAACTCCAGTTTCGACACCTTCAATGCAACCTAGCGGAACAACTGTATCCAAGCCAGCTTTTGGTCCACAGTCAAAGAAGTCTTCTTCACCGCAATCTAATGCAGCAACTGCAATGGGACTTCCACCTGGGGCAAGGATCGTTGGTGGTAAAGTTCCTCCAGGCGTGGCTAAAGCCTATGACGCTTACAATGGATCCGTTACTCGATATAAGGTCATGCAAGAAGCGTTGCCTAAAGCACTTAAGGGCGACCAGCAGGCGATGATCAACCTACTCTATAACCATATTGGTATGACCACTGGGCTCCAAAAAGGTGGCCGAATCACTCAGCCAATCATTGATGAAGCGCAGAACTCCGCTCCGTGGATGGCTACTTTACTGAAGCGAGTTGGAATTGGGAATGAGTTTGAGATGACACCAGACCTGCTGCGCGGGGTAGTGATTGATCCGCAGACGATGCATAACATGATTGGACTTGCCGAGGACCGGGTAAACAATGAGTATGCGGCGTGGCAACGGGAGATTGGTTCGGCTAAGACTGGGTATGGAATGTCCACTTCTCCACCGCCATCTTCACCTGATATGGGTACTGCCACTAAGTCTGGTAGCAAGGCCAGTTCGTTTAAGCCATTCTAATGCCTGACAATCAAGTCCAATTTAAGAGTCCGACGACGGGTAAGGTTCAGGCTGTGCCTGCAGAGAACTGGGATGATGCGCTGAAGCAGGGGTATATCCCTACCACGCATAAGGTCATGTACTCGCCAGATGGCAAGCGTGGAATGGTTCCTAATGAAGATCTGCGTGATTATATGAAGCAGGGTTATCAGACGACACCCAAGACTCAGTTTGAATCGAATGTCACTGGAGAAGGCACATCGCTTAAGGGTGCGGGTGGTGCGGCATTACAAACTATTAAGGGGATGATACCGTCTGCACCGGAAGGTGGAACTGTCAATCCACTCAATCCTGACTTCTTCACTAAGAAAAATCTAGTTGGCTCTCCGTCCATGGATTTCAGTAAAGGTACACTGGCTCAGGGTGGACGGGAAGCGGCAGCTGAGTATTCTCGAGCGAGAGCAGCTAGTACTAATCCTGTTGCGGCTGGTTACAGTGCGGCTATCTCTGGAGCTGGACCGCTTATTGGCGTAAGCGATTTGGCTCAACAGGAACTTGCGGCTAAGGGTGAAGGTGGTCAGATTATTGGGCAGTCGGCGGTACCTGCGGCGTTGGCATTGTCACCATTAGCTAGTGAGGGCATGAAAGCTGCGGGAGTTCCAGGTAAGGTTGCTACTGCCCTTCGTACTGAAGGTGGTACGGGAGCGATTAAGCCGGGAGTTCACGCTGCTTCTAGGCTCGCAGGAACAGGGCTTGGACACCTAATCGGAGTACCGGGATTAGGTGAGTTTGGCGGATTCATGTTTGGACCAGAAGCAGCAGAGAGCATTATCCCTAAGAAGGGTATGCCGCCACCTCCACCTGAGTTTCCTGGAGCTTCTCTACCTTCCACTGAAGATTTCTATGCTAATCGCGGGGCTGAATTAGAAGCTATCCGTAAGATGCAGGAAGCTCCACCTAAAGCCACGCCATCTGGTGAATCTCCTGCCAGCATTCTCAAAGAGCGTCAGAAGCGTATGGCGGCTTATGCTGAGATGCAGGAGGACTTTGCTAACAGGGCTAAGCAACAGCAGAAGGACTTAGCTAACCGTCTGGCTGATGCGGAGAAGGCTCGTCAGAAAGAGATTACCGATTGGTCTAAGCTAGATAAGGTTAGTGAAGAGGATCATCAGGCGTTTGCTGATCGGATGAGTGAGATCGAGGCTGAACGGCAGGGTGCTCTTGCTGACATGGAGAGGTTGAAAGAGCAACATGCGGCGTCTCTCAACGCTCGTAGAGGTGCTAAACCACCTCTAGCCGCTCCTGCTCCAAGTCCATTTGCTGGCATGACTTCTACCGCTACGCCGATTGGTAGTGCAGCGTTGCCGGAAGTGCCGCAAGGTTCACCAACACTGTTCCCACAGGTTCAGAGGCCAGGTGGGATGACTACTCCTCCTTCACCTACACCGGAGCCTATACCTGTTAGTGCCAAGCCCACGATTGGCAGTCAGATAGCCGCTAGGGCTAGGGTTGGCAAGAGCAGTATTCTTTCTCGTGGAACTACATTTGTTGATTTAACGCAGCCACCTGATCGAACTAATCCTCTTCATGAAGAGATAATTCAAGATTACCAGACTCGGTCTGGCGCTGATAAACGTCTACCTGATGGAACAATTCAACCAGGGTTACGCACAATGTCTAAAGCTGGAGATAAGTTTGCAGCATTTGTGTTACGTCACTTTCCACGGCCATGAAGTTCACCGTTGATGCGGCGTCTCTTGGCGATTTCCAGACCTGCAAGCGTCGTTTCCTTCTCAATTCAGAATGGCGACTGGCCAGATTTCGTCCTAAAACTCTTTTTGACCTTCTCCTTCGTCGTGGAATCCTTGAACTCACCAAGCAGAAGGATGTGGCTGAGGTAGCCGCTGATGCTAAGTCTGTATTCTTACAACGAGCAGCTGATCCTGGGTTAGATATCATTGGTAAGGATCCTTACCAAGCGTCTAAGGGTTGGACATCGCTGCTTGAATCCGTGCTGCATGGAGTAGCTAAGACAGTACTACCTGTGCTGCATGATCCTGAACCAGCGAGGCTGACCTCTGAGATCGACTGGAAGTTCCTATCTTGGGCTGATGATGCGGGCACTCTACACCGATGGGTTACGGTTGAGTCGTGGGACGATGACACCATCTCGCGTGAGCTTCATTCGTGGCGTACCTTTGGGGACCTCGTTATGTCGGGCTGCCCGTTGGTACTCCATGCGATCGTGTTAGGCCAGAACAGGAATGCGAGATTTCTCTCTCCATGGACTAGAGCTTATGTTCATCCCGGCATACCTAACGTTCATTGGAAGTGGGTTAAGCCGGAGGATACCAACTGGAAGCCTGTACAGTTGCTCGACCAGCATAGATTGGATGTAGATGAGTGGATAGATCAGGCATGGAAGCAGGGAGCGATACAACCGTTGTTGCAGGACCAGCAAGTGGAGTTACCGCTAGAGAATGTCATCCGTGATACCAAGTATCAGTTGATTAGGGAAGCCTCAGACATGATGAGATTGATTGAGGAGCGCCGGCCGTATATCGCTGAGCCGATGAGTAGAGGGGCGTGCGACTTGTATTCACCGTGCCATTTCCAAAGTGTGTGCCACGTTGCTGAGCCGGTTGACCTTACACAACTATCGCTTTACGTCCCTCGAAAGGCAATATACAGTGGTTCCCATACGGAGGTCCCAGTCCGATGACTCTTACTGCAGTTGTGAATGCCAGGACTTACGATTGGTCAACTTGGCTATTAGGCATCTTCAGGTCGTTTATCAGCGGTGGTTCGGCGGCTATGGTTAGTGGTCTCACCTCGATTGGCATTGCGCCGGATAAGTTCAATCTCAGCAACAGTGTTGGCAATACACTGAAGCTCATGGGCGTCATGTTCCTGTTCCAGGGCGGCTATCGCATGTTCGAGTTCCTGCAGCTTCATGGAGCACCGGATAAGTTGCAACAGACCTTGCAAGTTGCCGCTGATGCTACCGCTAAAGCCGGTGGCGCCATTGCCGAAGCTCAGGCCCAAGTTCCCATCCCACCTAAAGGAGAGTGAATATGTATACCTTACTTGCATTGCAGCACCGTATAGGCTTCTTCGGACACGAAGGAGTTATATGGGCCTTCATTGGATTCCTAGTCACCGTTGTGGTGGTAGCCATCCTGTTCAAGATTATGAAACTCGTACTGCCAGCGCTTGGCGTAGGTGAGCCATGGGCCAGCGTATGCTTCTGGGTCGCGGTACTAATCTGCGTGGTGATATTCTCGAACTATGCGTTTGGTGGATGGTTCTAACTCAATATCAGCCAGTCTAAACCATGAATGCCAGTTACCTAGCCCTCATCTTATGGATTGGCAGCATGATCGTCCAGTTCATTGCGTATATGGTTCTGGCTGCGCGTCAACGCGGCCGGGATGAGGCTAAAATTGCCGAGATCAACCTTCAGAATGATGCTATCAGCAGGTTGAAAGAGGATGCTATCGAGCATAGGCTGATGACGGAGAACATTGCGACGTATCTGGAAGCAAAGAATGGGATATCGTTTAGGAGGTATTAGACATGTCAGGTGGACACAAGCCCGGAAAAGTGTTCAAGGCAACTGTACTATCTGTTAGCGGCTTTACGGCAGTCCTTGAAGTCGAGGAGGGTGAGGATATTGAGTATTTGGCAGGCATTATCGGAGTGGAGTCCGTATTTCACGTCACTGCTACTGGTGCTGGCGGTAAGCCTGGCGGCGACAAGCCCTCTACCGACTAGGCTCATCAGGCTATACTTCGCGGCAGAACTGTTTGGAACGGTACTGTTAGAGGTATGCCGGCACGTTTCCGTACCGTATGACTCGGACCTCTATCGTATCCTATACTGCTGCGCTCTCATTCCCATTAGGTTACTAGCATGTGCCATCGTTGTCAGGACGTCTAAGTGGATGTCGGTAATGATGCTTCCTTATGCCGCGGCGCTGATGTGGATAGCCTTGAAAGACTATGGCACGGTGAGTGTAGACCAGTGGATATTGATTATGGATGGAGTGTTGATAACGTCCGCTGGAATGACGCTGGCTCCGGCAGCACCGTTCATAAAGAGTAGAACAGTCTATGGCACGCTGGCGGTACTGTGGATGCTGCTGGGACTATTCGACTTTGGCTATGTGCTGCAACCATATGGCAAGTGGGCGGAACTGAATGATTCCCTGCTGCCAGTGATGGTGATAGGAGCGTTTGGGTGGATAGCGCTCAAGACTAGATGGGTCGGCAGGTTACAGCGTCAGTCGCACATCTAGTTCTATTGTTTGCCCAAGGCCGATAGCCTGTGTGAGCTTAGCGTGCAAGGCAGAGAAAGCGGCGCGGCTAGCTCCTATAAAATCCTCTCCTATCGTTTGGCCTACTAATATACAACCATCGGTGTCATGCGGTCCATTCCCATGATGAATTAGTATGGTCGAGCGGTTAGGGATGTTATTGATATGCGGGATGAAGTCAGCATACTTCATTACCCATGGATCGTTGCTTAACTGGAACTTAGGCGAGGGAGAGAGTGTTACGGGGAAGATGCCGGGAGGGATAGCGCTGCCCGGTAAACCGTCTTTTACTGGAAGCTCGAGGCTGTAACATTCGTGGTTGCCATCGATGGTTATCTCACCAATGGTCGATGCCGGAGTCATAACCTTGCGCTGGAGCACTAGTAACATGGTGAAAGAAGGGGCTGAGGATAGCCCCTCCTCTGCTGGGCCTCCCTAACTGGATAAGATCGGTATGGCAAAGACGCTGCTGATTCGTCCACTAGATGTTTGACCGCTAAGAGTCAGGTTAAAGGAAGCGGCAGAGTTGTCTCTTGCTACTCCTACAAATACCACGTAGGGATCGTTGCTAAGCGTAATGGTGACCTTGGAATCGTCGGTAGAATACGATGGTCCAGATTGTAACGCGGAAGCGGACGGAACCAAGCTGGCTATGAAGATAGCGCTTGATCCCGGCCGGATTCCGATTACTTTGGCCATCGTTACTTCAGTGGTGATACGGCCAACTGATCGAGGTCGAAGTCTACAGCGGCCGGAGGCGGCGCCTGCAGGATTGGAATGACAAAGGTATGGGTGATCGGAGCGCCTACGCTGTTTACACCGTCAACCTTCAGGTTAAAGGATGCATTGGTATCTCCCGTAGCAACCGTGCAAACAATCATAAACGGATTTGTGGGATCGTTGGTATTTGGTGAAATGGATACGTTCGGATCGTCGCTCGTTGCCACAGGACCGCTTTGCAAAGACGCTGCGTTTGCTGGAACTAGGAAAATCTGGAATGCCGCACTGGAACCTACCTGTACTCCGGTAATAGCCATCGTTGAATCTCCTTGTTGAACCAACCTGAAGTCTGTGGCTGGAGTGGGCTGCAGAGCCTTGCAGATACACGACAGGTGAGAATTGATTTCCTTTAGCTCCGCGACGATGTGCTTCAGTTGGTGGACTTCAGCCCACTCGTCGGGTCTACCATGCTCGTGGTCGTGATCAGGCACTGCGGATTCTCCAGATGGCAAGAAGCGTTGCACGAATCTATTTCATGTGCAAGTTAATTCTCAGCCACGCAATGAATCGAGGTTACTTTTATTAATGATGTCGACCTTGTGGGCGATGATAGCGTCGATGGCCGCTTGTACTGCGGCGATGAGTTCGGCTGGAGCTTTACCTCCCTTGAGGCCGGAGATGAAGGGTAGGAGGAATTGGATACCTAGGTCGATGAGAGTTAAATACAAGTTAGTGTCCCCCTGTCGCAGTTTTAAGATCCGTTGCAATCTGATTGTAGTTCGTTATAGCAGCTCGTAACTTGGCTTCAGCGTTGACGCCGGCAGCGGTGTGGAGGTCGGGAGCGTTACAAGCACCGCTAGCGTTGAAGTCTGGGCCTGAGCAGTAGACGGTTATAGCGTCGATGAGCGCATCCTTGGCTCCAGTAGCCTTGGTGAGATCGTCGCAGATCGTACTGTTGGGAACTGTGGCACACTCCGGGTGCTGTGATTTCTCTTTATCGAGGAAAGCCTTGGCTGCGACTACCGTGTTATAGGCTTGACGTTCAAGTGGACTACAGCCTGAGAGTACGACTGCTGCTACAACTAGGGCCGGGATAAGTCGTTTCATTTAATCTCCTTTGACTCTTCTAATCTCACTACATCATCGTCCGAGTGCGGAGTACTACACTCTACGATCGTGCATGGCCCGTTTACTGCCCAGAATCGGTGAGGTGTTCCTGGCATCAGGTGATGGCTACTGGTTGGAACCATACGCCTGATAGAGCCGTCAACTTCGAGATCGCAACATCCGTCAACCACCAAGAATGTTTCATCCTTTATCGGGTGCATGTGGAGTGAGGACTGGTACCCGAGCTTGAGGTGCAACATCTTCATGCAGTAGATATCGTTGCAGATGATGTCTTCCCATCCCCAGAGTTTCTCAACTCGCACTAGGTTCGTCCTCTTCGTAGAGTTCGGGATAACGTTCCCTAAATTCCATCTCACCCTTAGAGACTGAGCCCATCTTCTTGCACAGGAGTTCCAGCACCGCTTGACGCTTGGCTGGGTCGAGTTTCATGTTGATTACGGCTTGAACTCGAGCTGACTCTGTGACTGGGCCCCACTCTGTTAACACGACCTTCGGCTTGTTCACTTCTTCTCCTCCTTAGCTGGCGGTGCTGAGAACTGTAAGGTATCAGGATTGAATGCTGTCTCAGGTGGCCACGAGTTCTCGAGCTTCACCTTCTGAGCTTCCTGCATCAGTTGGCTTACCTTATCCTGGAACTGTCGCTGGATGTTCTGGAGTTGAGCTTGCAGCAACTGAGCTTCCTGCTGAGTTACCTTGAGCTTCAACTGTTGTACTTCAGTGAGCTTATACTCGTGGGCTTTCTCCTCAGCACTAATAGTCCTAGCAGCCCAGAAGAGACAGAAGATTATGATGAGGATTCCTATGGCTAGGATGATGCCTACGGTACGGAGATCCTTGTTGTTTAGTTCTTGTGGCATGATATTCCTTCTATACCTTGTTTACTCTAATGTCAAGCCCAATTGTTAGTATTCTCTGTGGATATTGTTTCAACCCTTGTTAGTTGTAAAACCCAAGAAGCCACGCTCACTTCGTTCGCTTCGCGTTAGGAAAAAACAAAACCGGAATAGCTTACGTTGAGCTTTAATCTTCGCGCTTCTACCCACTCTATGCCACCGGAATGCACGACCCGGTCCAACCTTGCTAGAATAATCAGGGACCGCATTCCGTATGGCTCCAAGGTGTCAGTGGGTGGGACAGAGCTTGGAATTGGGTACGGTCCCTCGAGTTATATATAAGCAGTGCCGTCCATCCCTTTATGGGAACTCAACCCTTGCCGTACGGTTAGATGGGTCAGGCGGCACCACCTTAAACTTGTTATCTTTTAACCTTGCTGTCAACGTAGGCTATCTGCGTGATCTTGTGATACCAACCCTTACGCTCCTCATCGGTAGCCGACTTCTTCTCCGCATCGGTTACCGCACGATCGTCCTTGCTATCTTTACTCTTCTTCACCCTGGTACCAAGATAGAAGTCCGCAGCAATACCCAGCATCTTGTCCACATCAAACCCGCCATGGCCGTTATCCTCAATAGGGATGCCGGCACGTTCGAGCTCGTGGAACTTACTCAAGCTCATGGAGTCACGGAAGTCCGCTCCTTTGAACTGTTCCTTAGCGGCCTTACGCACACGCAAGTCCTCCATGCGCTCAGCTTCCAACGCCTCCGGCCGGTAGTTGATGGTCGTATTAAGACTTTTGGTATCGTTACCGTTGACCACCATCACGCACAGCTTCAAGTTCCGGCTGTCACCAGCGGTAGACGGAACGTCCTGAGTCTTATGTACGGTAGCGAAGTTGCCCGACGTCTCATACTCGGCAACAATCACTCCGCTGTACCAACCATCGTCCCAACGCTTACGCTCCTCCTGCTCGAATCCTGCGAACCTACTAGCTTTCTGTGTTGCAGCTGCTTCAGACATTTGAGTCTCCTTATATTTATATGTGTTCGTTATCCCTAAAAGGGGATCTCGTTGCCATCGTCGTCAACTTGCGGCGGCTTAGGCGGAACTTTGTTACGGGCGTTACGCTGTAGTTCGGCTATACGATCAGCCTTCTCTAACTTCTTCTTCTCATCAGGAGGAAACAGGTCAGCCTGCTTTTCCTTCTCGTTAGCCTCCTGCTGCAGCTTCCAGAGCAGTACTTTGGCCTTCCAGTCGTCCATAACTACCTCACAAACGGAGTTTCCTTGGGAGCTTTAGGCTCCTGCCTGACGGGCTCAGTAGAAGGTACGGAATCAACCAACTCTTCACTCACTCCTATCCCAGTAGCAAACTTGATGCAGTGCATTTCAGCTCTGACTCTCAACATGTGCATAGGCTTCTCTACCCAGTTAGGATTGGTACCAACCATCCACTCGCTGGCCCAAGCTGTGTATTCTATGGGCTCATCGTTTATAACCAGCGTGCATTTCACTCCTTGGTCCTGTTCCATAGTAGCTTCGCGCTTAATCCTGTCTTGACCTTTTACTTGCAGAAACTTACCTTGTGGCCAAGGCCGAGTAACTTCATCAAACTTGGGATGCCCGATCTTCATTCCCTTGTGTTCAGATTTGATCTTCAAGCCCTCAAGTGAGGTTCCAATTCTCCCAGCTGGTGTCATATAGACATGCCCTTCAGCCGGGTCTACTTTGTAATCAAACTTGGCACAGTGGATAGCCATAAGGATAGATTGCGGTACCGTCCAGCCCCAGTTCATGGAGTAATACAGCTCAGCCATCTTGACGATGCCAATCTCCTGATAGCTGTAACCGGAGAGTCCCGACCACTGTTTCATCTTGGATTCTTGCTGAACTTGAGTAGCCTGCTTCTGTAACTCCAGGATGGCCTGATTAGGTGCAGGCTTAGGCTCATTCTTCTCAAACTCAGCCTTCAGTTGTTGTGCCAGATCCAGCTGTGTCTCGTTCATGTTCATCTCCTTTTACCTCGATACGGTCGAGGGCCGTAAACTCGTTTATTCAATCCTGAATCCAGTGACTTGATACCTTCCAAAGGTGGGACGGAAGTCACCAATCCCAATCAATCTTCCAGCCGACTGTACTGCATCATTCAACATGTCTGGATTAATGTACTCCGGTAAGAGTACTTGTAACCGCACTGAAATCTTCCATCCCACCTTTAGCGCAGGCCGCGAGCGGGTAATCGCGTTACGTTGTACTTGAACTCTGCGGCGGTCAACGTAATCCCAATCTTTGGTTCCAAGGTCACACAGTTCATCAAGGCATGTCAGTCCTGCCTTGAACAAATCCATCGCACTCTTGCGCGGCGAGCGAGGATCCTGCTTAAACTTGGCAGCGCCGATAATCGCCATCCGTAGATACTCTGATGGAATAGCTAAGTTTCCATCGTCCAGTCGATACACATATGACTCAATGTCATCAGACTTCTTAGCTTTACTACCCTTAGCCGCGTTGGCCTTGGCTTCCACTCCGTCTACCGACCAACGATGGAACAGAAACGCAGTTACACCTTGGATGTCAACCTCGGCCACGTAGGGCTCGACGATTGACGACTTTGCGTCATTGCTCACTGCGTTCAGTTCAGGAACTAATGTTGTTGCCATTTCGGTTGCCTCCGTTTAAAGAATCCCATGCCTAGCCTTACCTGAGCTTGCCGAACCGCACCTTGTCCCGCCTAACACTGCGGCGCCTTACCTCTGCTTGCACCACCTTGCCCGTCCTCGCCTGACCTTACCGTTCCGCACCAGACCAATCCTAGCCATGCCTAACCGCACCGCGCCTCGCCTGACCAAGCCGAGCCTAACCAGACCCGGCCTTGCCATTGCTTTCCCTATCTCACCGCACCAAACCTCTGCTTACCACGCCGTATCAGACCCAACCTCTCCATGCCTGGCCTGACCATACCAAGCCACACCAGACCTGACCAATCAAACTTCAATCTCCTTTTCCAACTTAATCCGATAAAGTTTCTCATTGTCGAGAGTTGTTTTCCCTAGACAAACTGGCAAGTAGCTGCATTCACCAAACATTCCAACACAGGCTGTGGATGACATCGGCCAAGGTTGTGCTTCAAGACAGTTTGCGTAAAACGTGCAAATCTCACGAATAGCCCAATCCATTTGTTGTCGGAATGTTTCTTGGAAACTCATCACTTCGTCGGTAACGTCGATAGTCTCGATACGGGGATCAGAGCCGCGGTAGGGCTTGACGATGATTTCGTATTCGATACCAGTGAGCTTGACAGGTTCGTTTAGATACAGATGCCGTAGATAGAAACCCATCTGAGGCTCACGGAGCAACCGTTTTTTAAGATCAGCTTTCCAAGTATAGCCAACAGCCGAGGCGGTCTTGGTGTCGATTAACTTGCCATCGTGTGACAGCCTGTCGATGATTCCGTTGCAGATCACCTTGACGCCGGCGTATTCTCCCCATTCCCATTCAATAGTCTGTTCATTCATAATTGGAGGATGAGCATCGGCTGTAGCTGCGTGATACCCATAATAGATAGTAGTAATCGGCGCTATCGCATCCTGCAAGCTACTCCACTTAGTCTGATCCTTAGCATTGAGTAACCGGATATCCAGTTCCTGAGCTACCTTGAGAGCGTTGTGGAACGATTCCATGTACGGTAGGCCAGACCAGTAACCTTCCGCCATCTTGTGAATGACTGAGCCAAACTGATAGTGAATCGAAGGTTCTATAGCTTCCTTCTTCAAGAGATAGCCGATGCGGTGCAATTCCTTGCAGGTTGACCACGTCTTGAGCTGACTCGGGGATATTCTGATCTCTTTCATTCTATGGTCACCACTACCTGTACTCCCTCTTTCCCCGCCTCACACCACGCTTTACTACACATCGTTCTCCACACTAGGTTGTCATCCACGAACAACACTCGTTTCAGGCCGTCCTCGGCAGCCTTCAGCAAGTTCGTGGTATCAGGGTCCTGCAAGTGCGGCATACCGGGTGTAAGCTCCTTACGTGACTTGGGGATAGGAAAGTAGAAGTCCAGCCACAACGAACACGCTCCTATTGCCGCCTTATATCCTGCTCCCGCTGCTACTAGCGCTGCCATGGCTATTGCTTTCTCCCAAGCGACTACTTTTCCCTTACTGTAAATGACTCCAAACTTAGTTTGTCTGTACTGCTTACTTTGAGGGACACCTGCTACGAAGAACTCGAATTTAATCACGATAAGGTCTCAACGATCAGTACACGCTTCCCAGGGCGAACGTATATCCTGCATGGCCGTCCCGTCTTATCGTTAATACCCTCAAGCAACGCCATGGTCCGTAACACTGACGGTACCCACACCTGCTCGCTCTCGAAGTGGTGCCTCACCGCCATGCAGAACAAGCTATCCCATTCGGCATCTGTTAAACTAAGGCCAGCCAGCGGCTCTCGAGGGGTCATAACGGAACCGCTTGGCTGGCAGGAGACATCACGCTTAACCTTAGGTCTCGCAGCCACCGTCCTCTTATGAGCAACCTGTGGCTTAGATTTCTTATGGTTAACGTGGTGTCCCATGGGGTTAAGACGCGGCGCGAGCTACTTTGGGCAATAAAACAGTATTCACTTCGACGATATCATTCAGGTAATACCCATCGGTGTTGGCAATGCGAACGTCTCGGTAACAACTGTCGGCCTGATCGAAACGAATAACAATCCGTTCGAGCTTATCGGTGTAACTGTCCCCAGATTCGATGGTGACTACCTTACCTGTCAGCTTCATGTTGCCTCCTTTAACCCTCATGATGCTTGTTCAGCTAACCCTGCCGGCTCCCTATCCCAATACGGACTCTTACACTTCCCACACCTTACGGGCCGATGATTACTCCTTGGATGCCATTCATGCTTACAGCGCTTACATCTGAGAATGGGTAGTCTGTACGGTAACGCGCCTTTCTTCTTTGTACTCATGGTGTACACACTGTGGCACACTACGGTGCATAAGTCAAGGGATATTTGATAGCACAGTGGGCAGTACTGCAAATTTATATCGGCACTCGGTACAGGTTACCGCCATAAAGTCTTGTGGCGCTGGTTTTCGCATCCATTTAGCAAAGAGTTTCACTATCCACGGTTGGCGAACGTAGGTAGGAAGTAGGCCAGTGAAGCCACATACTGGGCATTTATTGGGGATTTCAAACACGGGATGCCTCCGAGGTGAGCGACCATAGCATCGTTTTATAGCTCACGCTACAACAAGATGTAGAGGCTTGTAAGTGCTCTTGCACACCACTAATGGTATCCATTTTCAGTCTTGATAAATCTGTAATGCCGTGTATCATGTAGCCGCGAGATTCGCGGTCTCGCCCGTTGACCAACGGAATCAGGTGGAAGGGTCGGCTTTCTCCAGGCTGGCCCTTCACACTTATGGAGAATAAATGACTGACCAGCCTGACCTTATTGAAGACCCACAACCATTCATCATTGATCCGTTTCTACCAACCCAAGAGGTTCACTTACTGGCTGGCACATCTGACGCTGGCAAGACTCGCTGGCTATTCAGCTGGCTCCTAGAATGGCAGCAGGGCAACGCAGTAGTAGGCTGTAAGTCCTATCCTGTGCCATGGGTCTACGTGGCTGGCGATCGCACGGAACGCACGGCTCACCGCACGCTAGTCGATATGGGCATAGATCCAGGCGAGGTTCCGATCATTCCGGCATTCGGTAAGGACCGCAAGACCAAGCGCCAGCTGATGGAAGCCATAGCCAAGAGTGGCGCCCGTTTCGCCGTCATAGAAGCCTTCCAGAGATATATCGAGCCTCCCGGCCTCTCCTACCAGGTAACAGCGTTCCTAGACGAAATGAGCTGCTATACCGAGGTATCTAAGGATTTCCCGCAAGGGCTGACCATTCTAGGTGTTGTGGAGTCCCCCAAGCTAAAACCACAGGAACGTTACCAGGATGCTCGCCAGCGCGTCTCCGGCGTCTCTGCATGGGGCTATTACAGCTCTACTGTGCTCTTAATCGAGCGCAAGGATCCTACCGCGGCCGACGACCCTAGGCGTATTCTCTATGTTTGCCCTAAGGCTGGAAGGCGAATGGAAATCGAAGGTAAGTTTGATCGAGCTGGAACACTTACTTTTGAGCGGAAAACGACTGAAAATGACCTTACAAAAATAGCCTCTAAGTCTTTTAGTTTCAGTGAGAGGTGTATTAGGAAAGGTCCCGTTCAATGACTACACCTTGGTGTCTTCTTAAAATACTACTATTACACCTCTCACAGATTCTAAAGAACTTAAAGTTTCGCGTTTTCAGTAGGTTAGAAATGTTAAAGTATTACTTTAAGAGAGAACAAAAGGCGAACTAAGTCTTCGCTTTTTCTTCAGAGTACTAGTATCAATCCTCGCCGGTCACTGCGCGTTGTACGCTGGTGTGGTTGCTGGGACGTTCGCTCTCCGCTTCTCCCTGCGGTGGCTCGGCGGCCAACACGGAACGTGCATCGCTAAGCGCAGTTTTATAGTGCAAGCAATCACAATCTGAATCCCCGCAACTTTCTGGGGCATGTTCTACTAGGGCTTCTAACACTTCACGTAGCTGCGCCGCCTTCTCAGCCATTGCCTGCTGGCCGCGCTGGAAGGCTGCTTGTAACATTTCGCCAACACTACGCCGAGTACACGGGCCACAAATGTAGCCGTCGCTGTGATGCATGCAATCTGGGTATTCCTTGAATCGCAGGTAGGTTACTTCCATCTCCGGTTGCGCTTTCTCCTGTGGCTGGTTCGCTTGGCGGGCGGCATTCCATCCCCATTGGGCTACGGCATATAAATTACCCTTCTCGAATACTTCCCAAACTTTAGTGTCCATTGCATTCTTTGCCCAGTACTCGTTGAATGTGCCTTCCTGCTTCCCCTCGCTCATGGCTTCCTCACTTTATGGCTGAATTTAATCAGTGCATCCATTTGCTTAGGAGAGAGCAACACACGTTCTTTGACGTTCCCCTTTTCATCGAACTGTGTCACGCCAATATATCCCGGCTCATGCACGTAATCCGCTGGTCCGGTATTATCGAAGCGCACAGCCCATTCGTAATTGTGCTTATCACCTGGAATCTTGTCGCTGTAGGACGTAACATCCATTACATAAGGGTCGCTCATCGCTGCACCTTGCGCTTCATCTCGTAATGCGCCAGTAGGCATTCTGCCGGAAAAATATACTTCGACCATCCGATTGGCGCGTTGTCGTTCATAATTTCCGATAGAGAAAACGCAAGTTCCCAGATCGGATTGGCTTGAATCACATCTTTAACGTATGTCGGGTCGCTCATCGCTGTTCTCCCTTGGCTTGGCGCTCGGCAGTCACCTGCATCTTCGGACAACGAGCACAAAATCTCCTGCGCTTATAGTCGTCATTTGCTGGAAGCCACGGTCTCCATTCGTGTAGACCTAGGCAACAACGTAACAAGCTGAAAAGTTCGCTTAGCATTCCTTCCCCTTTCGCTGGCGCTGGCCGGATTCACGAGCGGTGAGTGGGCGCACAGCATGTTCACTGTAAATGCTTCCGGAGTCATCTTCGTAATACCAGCCGTTATCCCATGAAGCGCAACGATCAGCAGAATAGTGGCGGCGATAGATGCGGAAATATGTTCTGCATACTCGTAGCACCTGCCCCACACGAAACTTCGGCCCCGCTTTGGCTTTATCGCTCCGCTTCATGGCTTGACCTTCACCGAATTAATCATGCTCCCCATCTCCGCAAATACGCTGTGCTTGAATGCGCGACCAGGAGAAAATGTCTTATGCGTTTTTGCACAACCAGGACAAATATGCCGCGAACTTTCAGGGTGTTCCATGGAAGTGCTGGCCCATCCAAGCGAATGTAACTTGACCAAACAACGTATTCGGCTTGGTCCACGCGCTGCAATTCCACGCTCACAACAAGAACAACTAAAGGTGAATAACTTTTCGTTACTCATCGCTTTCTCCACTTCAGATACTGCTGCACTCTCCATCAAAACACATGCAAACTTGTTCGATCACTTCCGGCCCAACTAATTCCTTCCACGAAAATGACCTGCCTAATCCCTTGATCGTATGCGCCGCTGTTGCGTTTTCTTCCATCGCTAGAGCGCGAGCGTAGAGTGCGGGGTTATCTTTCGAGAGTTGTACAATCTCTGACTTCCGCATAGCGGGACAATAGAAACAGCTACTTTTAGGTGGAACTGGCAGTCCTGCTCGCTTGATTGCTTCGATGCAATCGTTTCGGTTCCATTTCCAGTCAATTAGTGGATACCAGTTGCGGTACTTTTCGTCTTCATAAGGCTTGGCTCTATGTAGCTCATCTACGCCAAAGCCGATAGCCTTTATAATCTTGCCGCCAGACGCCCAAATCTCCTTCGCCTGTTCGTCGTGATTCATAAACTTCTGCTGCGGAGCCTGTTTCCACTTGTCAGAGCAAGATCGCCATCCGAATGCGAGCGCGGGGAGAGTATTATTTCGCAAGCACTCATCTTCCAGACTTTCATACATGGAATCCTTCTTAACTCGATGGAGTTCCAAATCTCCAGTATCTTTAAGCCATTGTTCTACCAAATCCACATGACGATATGTTTCCGGTTTCTCTCCTCCTGTATCGGCAAAAACAACCCATTTAGGCCAAATTGCACGTTGCCAAAATCCGCGCTGTAACATTCCTACTAACATAGCTGTTGAGTTGATGCCCCCGCCAAAAGCTACGTAAATCATATTTCTTTCCGTTTCCACTTCAGATACTGCTTCACCACCAGCGCTGCTCATGGCGTTACATCTTTTGGTCTTGATTCTCGCGGCTCAAACCAACGTTCGATTGAATCCTGTATCTCTTGCGCTAACCATGTGACTTCTTCTTGCGAATGTTCTTCATCAGCCAGAAAATACTCTGCTAAGTCTCTGCATTTCGGATCGTAGCTCATTGCATAGGCTCGCAATCCGTGCAGCATGGCCAGCCATATTGATTCACTTCGTATGGCAGAGCACTGGTCGTATGCGTCCCGCAAAACACACAACGTTCTGGCGCATATAATCCCAATCGGCAATATAACCAGTCCATTGTCTTGCGATATAGAGTTAACATTTCAGTCTCTCCCTTCGACCTTTAGAGATTGCATCTTCCATTTCAAGTATTCCTTCACCACCAGCTTGTACACATCCTCATAGGCTGTGCGGCCCTTATTCTTGCCACTCAAGGCTTCATTCGCGCAATCGACGGCATGGAGCCAGAGATCGCGTTTCTCTTGCTTGGTTAAGGCTGGCATTGGTCCTCCCACTTCTCCCAATAGTCGGCAATGGCCTCAGCTTCCGTAGTGCCTGAGCCAGTGATAATCCGTTGCCGGCACTCACATTCAGGATCTTCGCAGACGTCATAGCCGGGAGCGTAATAGGCGGTGAAGTGGTGGAAGTCTCCACTTACAGTCAGTTCTGAATCGCGGCTAGGAGCGTTACCTCCGACGTACATGAGGACTTTCATAGGTCAAATGCCTCCCTGCAGGAGCTGGAGCACCAGGTCATACGGTCAGGGTTATCACAATCACAATCATCTTCCATAACCTTCCCGCATTGCTGGCACTCATGAGCATGTGGTCCGGTTTCTTGTTCAATGGTGTCCTGGATCAACTGTGACAGATATTTAAGGCGTTCCCCTTTAGCTTTAGGCGCAAAGTAGAGTGCTAATTCCTCACACTTAGGGTCATAGCTCATCATGCCTCCTTTAACTCCAAGTTCTATGTCTCTCTGCCACATGCTCAAGTCCGTCGTATTCCTGAATCTCGTAGTCTGTACCATCGGGAATCTCTACGATACGCAGGTCCGCGCAAGGACCGCTGGCTCCGGTACGGTGTCCAGCTCCTAATTCCTCGATTACCTGAATGAGTTTAGGATCGTTACGTTCAACGCCTCCATCATTGGGCAATGAGTGTTTCTTATAGCGTTCGTTAAATTCGTCCTTTCCACGGAAGGCTTTGCCAATGACCTCATTAGGGTTAGGAATATCGAAGGCAGACCACATGCCAATCCTGTCGTTTTCCAGTTCCAGTTCTTCAACTGTCGCAGGAATACGAATGTCGAAGTCTAGCGGATTACGCTGGAAGGTAAAGAAATAGCATTCTCTACCATTTAGCTCTGCCAATCTCTTGACCGCTCGCGGTGATAGGCTGAATCCCCCGTAACAGGCATTTATCACAACTTTCATCGCGCCTCCTCACACCCGCAGCGGTAATCCCGCTCCAGATCCGTAGCCCTGTAAGTACACGGTTGCTGGCAGCAGATCCTCTCCAAATGGCAAACAGAACAGCGATGGCTATGCAGTGCCGGCCGGTTCAGGAGCCTGTAGGTATGCTCAAGCAATGCCTGGAAGGCGTCCTGATGGCCCGTAGAGGCCGTTTCCAGCCCCGTAGAGCCACGATCGCCTTCAACCTGCGTCTCGATACCTAGTTTTCCCATCACAATCCTCCCCATTGCTCAGCCATTGCCTTAGCAATACCTGTATAAGTCCTGCTGCGATTCTTCCATCTGTCTGGTGACGGCGGCTCTCTGTGTACCCGCGCATGACGTCCTTCCACCACGTTTGTAGGTACTAGTCTGGGCAGCTCTTTAAGCCACAGGCATGTTGCCTTTGTTTCTCCATGTCCAAACTGCCAAGGATGAATAATCTGATCCGGCTTGCGATATTGCGTGCTCATTATTCCAATGGGATTCTCTATCGCCACACGGGGCACGTTCGCATGTATTAGATCCAGAAAGAACCCTCGCGCCTTGCGTTGCTCTATCTGTTTTCCACTGAACCAGCGGGCTCCACTTACTGCTAAGTGTGTACAAGGTGGAAACGCAATCATCAGATCCCATTTCACCTGCGTGCGCGACAGGAAATCTAATATATCTCCAACGATATGATTCGGGCCTGATTGCTCGCTGTCCAATAAATCGACAGACATAGCATTATGTCCACGTTCAATGAAAGCCTCACGCACAATCCCGCTGAATTCACATGCAATCAGGACGCGCATATTTTCTCTTTGTCTATAAATCCGTCTCCTGTCCGTACTTCACGCACGAACACTTCATCTGGATAGTAGAACTCTTTCAGTTTGGCACCACGTTGCTTACAATGCGTCCGTAGCACACGTAACAAGGATTTTCTGGCAGCCTTGTCACTGGTTCCGAATCCTTCAAACTCAAAGTTTGAGGATTCAAATTGTGCTACGAATAATGTCAGTTCTCCCATGACGTCAACCCCTCCTCTTGTGCCCATGCCTCAGCCAGCCTCCGTATATCCCCCGTATCGTCCGTATGCGGCATATAGACCAGCACATCCTCACTGTCTACGTCCGCTAGCAGGTCTGCCAGCTCATGTTCACCAGCTTGGTACGCTCTGATCGAGCCTCCGTATCTCATGACTGCACCTGAATGTCATGCAACTTATAAATATCTGTCCATTCCTTGTCGCAGCTAGAGCAATTTACTAGCTGTGTCGCCACTCCCGGCTCAATGGAGATAAATCCTCCACCCACGTCCTCGCTATCACAGAACGGACAGCGCACGCCTCCCCTTGCAACATAGTTGCTCACTCGCTCTTGTGTCAGTTCTACTGTCGTATTCATGGTTGCCTCCTTGCCTCCGTATCTCATGGTCGCCCCTCGGCTTTGGCGATTGCAGCCACTGCTGCATCATAGACACGTTCTTCATTACCACCTGCCCACCGCAGTACTTTAATTGCAGACCGCAAAGCCTCCAGCAACTCCGGTGCCGCTGCTAAGAGTCGGATGTTAGCTTCACTGTCACCGTATGGGTAGTTATCCACCCGAGCAATGACACGGCCTTCCCTGATCTCACCGGCACCTATCCATCCCGTGCCTACAAACCACGGCCCTGGTGTATGCATATACTTCCCCTTCTCAATCGTACTCATGGTTGCCTCCCTAAACCGTCAAATCGTTCTTAACCGTCTCTTATCTCTACTGCCCTGCCTCTACCCTATAGCTTTGTCGAGAACATTCTTTATTTCTGCCAAGCAATGAGCACGGCGCCGCTCGCTTTGACTGTTATCTTCCAAGTAGCTTTCAAAGGCGCATACTAAGTCTAAAAGGTCCGGCACCGCTGCGATTAGACGAGCATTTGATTCGGTATAGACGCTAGCAACTCTTTCTGTATCAGTGGCAACTACGTAGCGCATGTGTCCAGACTTCTCACGGTTAATATGCCACGATCTAAGTGTGGGCCTTGGCAGCTCTTTGCCAAAGGCGTTTGCTTCTACTTGCGTAGTGAATCCTTTCAGTATCGACCTCATGGTTGCCTCCTTAACCGTCTCTTACCTCTACTGCCCTGCCCGTACCCCTGCTGCCACATCTTCTGTGGTGAGATAACGCTTGCCAGTTCGTTGTTCGTAGACATTGGCGCACCTACCGCACACGTATAAGCCATTCCATCCGTCCACTGGTTCCATCTCGCGGCCGTGTTCGTCGCAAGGATGAAATCCGTCTAGGTGTGCCATATTGTTGCAATTCTCACACTTCCATCCGTCACAGTACTCCACGCTTGAGCATTTCGGATTACAAGTGCAAACGATTCTGTGTTTGTTTGTCATGGCTGCATCCCCTTATAAGCACGTACGCGCTCCACGATGCGATCCGCCATACTCTGCCTATTACTCCACCTCACTACACCCAGCCATACCAGGCCCATCAGCACTAGTACGAACGTCATAGGCTCAGGTGTAGATACTGGTACCTCCCCAAAGTTGATAGCCGTCGTATCAAACTCAACAGTAAGCCTCGGATCAATGGCAATGTGGCTCTGTATCCACACAACCTGAAACGCAGTCTGATCTTTGGTAATCTCAGTGGGCCCACCATCCCAGACATAGAGTCCGATAGCCTTAAGCACGCTCTCTATAGACAGTTCCAGACTCCCCTCAAACCATTGTTTACCCCATGCCGCGTTCTGCGCTTGTATGAGGTTACCAGCAAGCTGTACGTCAACACCCCCAGCCAGCGGTAGCACACTTTCAGTGTCTAGTTCTGAGGCAATCGTAGACACTTTAATGGTGTCTCCCCGGCTCTCCGGTGCCAGTATAGCCATGCTGAAAAGCAGCAGTACTAGGCCGATAGCCATGACAATTCCCTTGAGTGATTCTGAGACTAGTTTAGTGTTCATGTGCGTTCCTCCGGTGCTCTCACTTCTTTCCAATGTCGATTAGCAATTACTAGCGCAGTATCCAAGGTATCGGTTACAGCGATAGGCTCAAGCGCTCTCGGTCTGCGGACAATCCATTTGCCGCTGCTATTCTGCTTAAAATAAACGATGTAATCCTTGCCGAAGATCGCTACCCATCCTAGAATCGAGCGCGACAATGGAAGGGTTAGTCCGTCTACTTGAACTTTCCTTTTCATATGAATACTCACCACGCCCTCCAATACTCCACTACCAGCATCACAAAGCCCACGATCCCCAGCACAGTTCCCACCACATCCGGCCATACGCTCGCCTGTACTCGCGGAAATGACGGCTGCGATAGCTGTGCCTGATGATCGAGGTACGCCTCGGTTAACGCTACTTCACGAGAGATTACTTGACGCATAACTTCCCCCTTATCTGATTGTAAATAACTGTGAGCATTGCCGTTTCTACTGTTAGTTCATGTGGTCGATTATCATTGTTTGTTCCTGGTCCATTAACGCTAGCGATGCCGCATACGTCGCCTCCTGTAGTATCTACGAGCACACCTTGGTCATAGGTGAGCACATCGCCGCAATGCTTACAAGTTAACGCTACTTCTCTTGAGATTCGCATGATTACACCTTAACCTTTCCACCATTGCGGCCGTTAGTGCCAGCAATATAGCCCAGCCAACGATCCCGATTGAAACGCGGATTCTGTGCGGCACAGAAGTCTCCCAATGCGTTACGTATACGTCCCCATTGGTCGAGCCTCCCTGTCCGTATTTGAGGAGTAGACTTATCCTCCATTGCATCCTCCCGTAACGCGATTAAAACATCCGCCAGTGCGATAAAGTGCTTCTTAGTCATATTGAGCCTCTATTCTAGTTCCAGCCATTCCCCGCTGCTGGTACGGTACTACCGGATATAAACTCCCGCGCATTCCCCGTTACGCGTTACGTACCTGCAATACCTCAAACCTGAATGTGTCCTGATTCTCTGCAATAACTCGCTTGCAATCCCGTACACTACCCGCACGCCATTCAGATGGATCTTTCGCGTATGCTGCCTCATAACCCACTAATGCTTTCTCACAGTCTGCTAGCCACTTGGCGTGTGCCGCGCGTGCCTCTATCACATACGCATTAGCCTCTGCTTGACTGCCGGCATACTTAGGTTTGCGCGACGTATCCCAATGGCCATAAGACGAGGTAAGGACTGCGAACACGGGCCCATTCCATTCCACCACTGCATTGCAGTGATTCAACTTGGCATCGCGACGCGCACGTGCAGCTGCACCAGGAAGCAATTCGCGATATTCTCCCTCTGCCAAGTAATAACCGTCCCCTTGGTCCCGTTCCGTATTCTGCATACGTACGAGGTAATACTTGCTGTCCTCAATGCGCGTACGCTTTGCCGGAGAATATCCCGGTTTGGCGAACGTCCTTACAGCTGTTAGTGTGTCCATAGGTTGCCTCCTATTGCTTTAAGTACTCCATACCGCCCACTATTGCTAATGGGCAGGAGCAATACTTAAGCTAATACCGTTGCATCATGCCATTGCTGGAATACTTCTACCCGCACTGTGCCTTGCTGCAATTCCTTGCGAATATCAATAGGCGTGCCATAGGCAACCCAAAACGTATTCCATGGCGTTCTAATCCACGTTGCGCCGCCAGTGTAGGATGTAACCTTGGACCGCTGATATTCCAGCTCGGTCATGTCGTGCCATTGCTTGCTCATATTGTCTCCATTCTCTAAAGTGTACTAACAGCGTTAAACGTTCTAACCTCAGCGTAAGCTGATTCGATCCTCTTGCAGCAGCTATCACAGAACATGCTGGCATCCTCCCAGTTCACGCCATAGGCTACTGGTCGGAATTGAGGAATCTCATCATCATTAGACTTCTCAGCGCATACCGGGCACAGTACGCTATTCTCGCCATCCAAGTAATACATAGGATAGCCACCTGGCCATGCATATGACGGTAGCTTGCCATTGACTAGAACGCTTGCCAGTTCAGTATGTAGTTTACTCATGTACGTTGCCTCCCAGTGCTCACTATAGGATTACACTAAAAGTATGTCAAGTAAATTCGTACGCACCCCTAAAAATAGTTGTGGAAAATTAACGAGCACGATTCGTCTAACCCTCACTACCACATGTAACAAAAGGTTACGCTATTGAGGAAAAGTACTGGGACTATGGAGGGGCCATTCACATTGGAAGCAAACGTGCTCTTGTGCTAGGCAAGATAGTAACGAATTGTTACCTTAAACCAGCATTAGTCCCAGTACGTCAGCTTAGTCCACCGTCCTAGTCCCATAGTCCGCACAGCTGTAACTCTCAAGCGTAACCCTCCGTTCGCTCGCCGGCCGCACGCCGTGCCTCGCCGCGCCGACACCTGGCAGCTGGCCGCAATCGTAGGCAATAGGCAAGCACAAGGTCGGAGTTGTCCAGCATAGAGAGAGAGGACGGCGGAGACGCGTCTCATCCCGTGCTGACCTTTTTTTATTTTTATTTTCACTTGACCTACGGATAGGTTAGTGCTATATAGGCTACCTATCGATGGCGTACCTGACTAAAATAGCTAAGATGGCGAGTGAGCACGCTTCTAAGACTGGAAGGAATCCGACGCATATCTACATGACGGCTCGTGCGTTACTTGAGCTATTAAACGAAATGTTGAAACTTTCTGACTCAAAAAGTGTAATGGGGATGGAAATATTAGTAGTGGATGAACTTCCGGCCAATGCTGAACCAGATGCTGATTTCGTGGTATGCAGCTGATGGCCTATTTCACCTTCAACACGAATATACCGTTACCGCGGACAGCGGAGGAGTTACAAGACCGGATCAAGAGCCTATTCGCCATCCGCACCGAACTTGACCGTGAGATCGAATCGCTCATGGGAGTCAAGGCTGAAGCCGCTAAGCCGTATCACTGCGTCCGTTGCGACTACAAATGGAAATCCCGTCTCGCTCACCGGCCTAAGATGTGTCCGCGCTGCCGGATTAAGAAGTTCGACCGTCCGCCACTCTACACTTATGAAGAGAAGATTCAACGTAAGAAGGAGTTGTTAGCTGAGAAAGAGAAGGTCGTACCTTCACCTATGCCGCATTCAGTATTAACACGATCACTCGACTATCCAAACGCTCCGACTTATCCAGTCTCTACCGAAGCTGATAGCATCCAGAATGTCTCTCTCACTCCTCCTCCAGTACCCATGAAATTCCTGAAAGATAACATTCCGATGGGTGATAAGCCGACGATGTCGTTACGGGAACGTCTTGCTATGATGTCCAAAGGAGGTGATGACTTACGATTGCCGAGTCAGGAGATGACCACTACGACTGGACAGTTAAGTAACGGTGCGGCGGCTGACGGAGCGCACCTAGAATCAAACGAGTCAGCAACTGAGGAAGAACTCTTGGAGACTATCAATGGTGACGAGTGAACTCTACGAGGTCATTAAAAATTGCTCTACGAACAGTAAGGTCCGAACCTGTGTTCGACTGATATTGCTAAATCTGGATGATCGACGTGGATTCCATTTGGACAATGTTGATACGGATGTATTGATTGACATTGCAAAAACTTGGGCAGGGTTAATTGAGGAAATTGTAGTTAGTAAGGATTCCGATGCTACTTAAAGTCACCCCCCGCCTAGAAGAACGTATCAATGCTCGCTGGCTCTACTGGTCTCCCTGGATGGTTATTATTGCCCGTAAACGCTTGCCATTCGTGCCTATCAACGTATCCCTAGACGGAGCCCGTAACCTTCACCGCGAGCGCTACCTCGACTCCATGCAGCAACACTTACCCGAAATCATCATCAAGCGCCGTAACCTCGACGATCCCCGCTTGCATCAGGATGAATACCGCATCAAGCTCTCTGAAGCCATCCGTCGTAGTTCACTTCACCGTGGGAAACAAAAAGGGATTCGCCGCACGCATAAGGAAATCTTGAAGGGATTACAACGAACTGATGTGGCTTAGATATAAGAATCCAGACAGAAGGTTAGAGCCTATGCAATGGGAATCTGATGATACAGAAATTATCGACCAGTCAAGGATACTTGGAGTGGGAGCTATCTGCAGACCACCTGATTTGAACGGAAAACTTTCCGTAATTGTTCCTCTCATTGGAGATGATGCCACTGCAGAGATTAAAGATGGAGATCTTCGTCTACATCTGACTGATTCAGTAGCAGACCAACTTGAACGATTATTGCAGGTAAGACGAGAAAGAGGAATCTGATGTCACCAACAAGTTCTGAGAAGGTCGTCAACCGCGCTCTCTCCGGTGATGAACTGAAAAGTTACATCCGAGATGTGTTCAACAAACTCCTAGAGAACGAAGGGATGCTCTCACCTCATGTGGCCTTTGGGAGAGTTGGTGGCATCATCAAACTCACCCTGCACCTCGATAACGCCTACTTCCCTGAATCCTCCTCTACTATCGAATTCGGTGATAAGGTTCCACTCGCTGACGCTACACCTGAATCTGAAGTAGCCGAACAAACAGCCTCATTCACCATGGATAATCCCAACGCTGAGAGAGTACGCTTAGGCTTACCAGTCCCAGTTGAGACGAAACAACTCGACGGTACCAAACAGATAGAACACATCAAGTATCCTGAGGAGATGGTTGAAGACCTTCCTCCTCAACAGGTGATAATCAGCGATACTACGGTAGAAGTAAAGAAACGGTGGGGCAAATGACTCATCCTAATCTCTGGCCGGACATCATCATTGGCGTACTGATAGGCGAAGGTTTCCTCATCTCTATCCGTGCTCTACTCCACTACATCTCTAGGCGTAACCGTAACCAGCAAATAGCAGCTAGAGTAGAAGCCATGCGGCCAGCAGCACTAGACAACTATCGTGCGGCAGTGAAGGAGCATGTGCGTGCCCCACTCGGATAGACGGAACTTCCTGCGGACTCTAGTCGGCGGCCTCGCAGCCACCGCTGCTGTCAGAACATGGCCATTCCGTGTCTATTCGTTTCCAACAGAGGTGAAGGTATATAAGACATTTGATATGGATTATTACGTAAGAAACGCTATGGAGTCGTTGTGTCGTGAAATGGATTCAAACAATTTGCAGTATGGGTACGCCATTGACTTTAAGGTTCGTGGGAATTTCTAATGAAGCTCCTCGATGAAGCCAAACAATTCTTCTGGCTCCGCCGTATCGCCTTGGCTCTAGAGAAACAGAACGACCTCAACGAGCGCCAGATCAAGCTGCGAGAAGAAGAATGGGCCTCTAAGCACGCACCTCTACCTCGACGTAAGAGCGAATTCAGCCTCATGGATCAGGAAGAGATTAACAAGGACTTTGAACGTAGGTTGCAGGCCGAACGTGATGGTATAGAATTAGACGACTAACCATGATTACCAAATCCCTAGCTTGTAGGAAACTCGGTATCTCCTCTAAATCCCTGCTCACCGTCCCTCAAGTAACACCTCTGTTAGAAGAAATCATGTCCGGCCTAGCCAAGAAGAATCTCCCTACCGACCCGTACTACTACTTGGCAGCCTCCTCAGACCTCGAAGCCAGAGGCCTTATGGCTATCTACAAACAATCATGGAAACAAGTGCGTGATGTGCTGCCACTTGAAGCCTTCTGTGTTGCTGCCGGCGTAGATCCTAACCGCATCCTAGATTCTTTAGTCAAGTCTATCGAGCGTCTCAAATCACTCAAGTCCGCGGTTAAACTCTCCGTATCTCAAGACGAAATCGTCGATACCAACATTAACGCAGCACTCGACATCGAGAATGGCTTCTCCGATCGCCGCCTGCACATGCAAGTTTCCGGCCTCATGCCCATGCCCAAGGGATCACGCACCGTGGTCAACGTTCAAACCAGCGCTAATGCATCCAGCTCACCTACACAACAAGCTATGGTCATCCCCGCACCTCCGGCAGAACAAACAGTACGCCGCTTGAGTGAGAGATTACACGCGGTCAGAGCAGCGCTACCTCAAGCTGTAGACGCTATCGTGGTAGAAGAATGAGGCTGCTTGACCTATTCTGCGGACGCTGGGGTTGGTCACGAGCTTTTGCTGCGCGAGGCTGGGAGTGTATTGGAATTGACCTGGAACGCCCGCCAGAGAATCCAGAGAACTGTGCATTTATTCAATGGGATATTCTGCTGCTTACGACATTGCGCGATTATAAGGCTGATTTCATCGTGGCGAGCAGCCCTTGTGAACAATTCAGCGTCCACGGCATGAAGCATTTTTTCCCGAATCCGAAGTATCCAGAGTTGGGTATAAAACTTTTCAACCATACAAGAGAACTGTGCGAAGCGAGTGGAGTTCCCTATGTAATGGAAAATGTACGAGCAGCACAGCAGTTCGTTGGCAATGCTGAGCATCACTGCGGTCCATTCTATCTGTGGGGAAACGCAGTACCGCCACTGTTAGTGCAAGGCATCAAGAAATTACAGAGAGGAAGCGGGTCATTTCTTCCAAAAGGATTTTATGATCTTCCGCGCTCAGAGCGGAACATTGTACGAAGGAAAGTTATGGCTCAATTCGGAGGCTCGAAGAAAGCGGATGCTGCACGAACGGCGACTATCCCCCCCGAACTAGCCAACTGTGTAGCCGATTACGCAGAGAGAATACTAGAGCAACGGAAATCAGCCTGATGTACGCTCCCTCCCGCATCGCTCAACGTATCGACGAAGCTCAACGTGAATTCAAGATAACCCTCGAACCACACTCCATTTCCGATGTCCAAGCCTTTGAAGATCATCTCAAGCGCTACAACATGTATGAACTGGACCAGAACGGCGCTCCCAAGGGAACTCAGAACCTCACTCAATTCGAGCATGACTGGATCCTAAACGAACAACTCCTGGTCAGTTGCGACGCCGATTATGCTCTAACCCGCTATGCGTACCTGAAAGATGACGATGGAACCATCCACCGATTCAATTTCCGCGTACCTCAACGAATCTTCTATAACATCATCTCCGACTTAGAAGCCTCTGGAAGAACGCTAGAGTTCATCATCTTGAAAGCCCGGCAATTAGGCATGTCTACGCTCGTTGAACTCCTAATCGGACTACGTATCGTCTTCGGTTACGGCGTAAACGCTGTTATTGGCAGCGCCGACCAGACCAAGACCGCAGAAATGGCCAAGATGATTCGTCTCTTCTACGAATATCTGCCTGTCTGGCTACGTCCTGAACTTACACGTAAGGTTGAATCTGACCGCGGCCTAATGGGCTTCGGCGGCTGCCAGACTTCAGTCTCATTCCAGCACGGCGCCCAGATGTCTGGTATCGCCCGTGGCACCACTCCCACCATCTATCACCTATCCGAAGTAGCAACCTACACCGACGCTGAGAACCAGATTGAATCGTCTCTCTTGCGCGCCGTCCACGCTTCACCTAACGTCTTCGGCGCCCTAGAATCCTCCGGCGAAGGTGATAAGGGATGGTGGCCCGACCGCTGGCGTTCATCCCGCGACTATTGGCATCTACGCAAAGCTCGTCACTGCCCACTATTCCTTCCATGGTTCTGCGGTGTAGAGATGTATCCCAAGCAGCAATGGATAAACTACGACTTTCCTATCCCAGAAGGATGGTATCCCAACCAGGACACCCGCGAGCACGTTGCCAAGTGCGAACTCTACGTTGATTCAAACCCACTCTTAAAGAAGCATCTAGTCGAAGATCAACATCGCCGCGGCGTACATTCTGGCCTCTACTGGCGTATGCCACGGGAACAGCAATGGTTCTGGGAGTTTGGCCATGAAGAATCGAAGCGCGGCGGCACCACCGCCAAGTGGTATCAGGAAATGTGCGCTGACGATGAAGAAGCCTTGCAGAAGTCTATCACCAGCGCTTTCAGCCACCAGACATTAGCCGAGATTGAAACACGCCGTGAGAAGACCTTTGACATGTTCTGTATCGTTGGTCAATCGATAGAAGCCGACCACGAACCACCTACAGAATATATCGACTACGACAAGGAACGTATCCCCATCCGTTACACTAACCTGCGCGATGAGACTTACCGCTGGGAACTGGTACCCTTGCTCGAGCAGCAAATCCAGCCTAATCCCAAGGATGCCGGCACAGCTACGGGAATACTCTTCATCTGGGCTCATCCTCAGCCTGGAGTCAGATACTCAATAGGCGTAGATACAGCAGCCGGCCGCGGCGAAGACGCTACCTCAATATCAGTGTGGGCTATCGGGAAGAACGACGACGATCCTGACACTCAGGTAGCCGAACTATCTAGCTCTTACATCAACCATGCGGAAGCCTTCGCATTCGTCTTAGGCATTGCCGCCTACTACAAGACGCATATGGATCCATCGAGCACTCGCTGGCGCGAGCCTTACGTAAGTATCGAGCAACTAGCCTCGGTTGGCGATATGTGCCAGAAGGACATGGCCCGTTTGGGCTACTCTAACTTCCACATGATGAGCCGTTACGATGGCAAGAACCCTCAACGCAGCAAAGCCATCTCCCGCAAGCGTGGGTGGTATTCCGGCACCTGGTCCCGTCAGATGCTCACCACCTACTTCGCTACCTGCGCCAAGAACTTATGGCTACACATCAACTCACCGTGGCTGCTAGAAGAGATGCGAACCTTTGAATCGAAAGTTACTGCCACGGGCAGGGAGAAGCTCGAACACGAAGATGGCAAGCACGATGACCGTGTCTTTGCTGCCGCCATGGCCTGCTTCTGTCCTCATGACCTTGAACCTATCGCCGCAAGAAGTAAGAAGCGGTCAGTCAACCCTTCAACCTTACCTCCACTCAACTTACAGCCCAGTAGACCGTCCAACGTGTTCTCACCCAAGGATATGGAACAAAGAGAGATTGCAACGGTGTCCGAATTAGCGTATGAAATAGACCAGATGGAAAGGTATCGTTAATCATGCGTAAGCCCGGCTGTGTCGCTGCTGTCATCTACTTCCGCTATCCCAACGGCCATCTCGTGCTCGCTCCTTTTACTGACTGTCCCACTCCTGACGGCGCCATCAAGGAAGAAGCCGACACGCTTACACAAATAGATAAACTCGTTGACCAACTCCGCAAGCAGGAATATGAAACTAGCCAGCGTGAGATGCATTACGATCAATCATTGATGGCCAGTAAGGATAAGGAAATCAGGGACCGTATCTACCAGCGTATCTCATCCTCAGCAACCACGGAGTATGAGAAAGAGTTCTTGCGACTGTACATGCAACTGAGAGATGAACGCAAGCGCGAAACGTATCGTCAGAGATTTATGGAAGCTCAGTGGTACTTGCACGCGAGAGAAAACAACTTAGGCGATAGGGATGCCGCAGCAGAGACTGTAAACTTGGATAAGGTAAACTTCTAGTGGCTGATAAACTCTCATTCAAGAGCTGGCAACTACCTCCAGCAGCAGTGGCCGAATCAGAACGTATCGGTTGGCTCGATGATGCTACAGGCGATGGCTTAGCCTGGTTAAAGTCCCAGCGTGGGTTCAAGGACTTCCGTAAAGCTCTCGACACCATCTCCGGCCTCGATACTCAGCCAACCTACAATGCTAGTTACCGCAGCCGCGTTAACCCAAACCGCCTGAAGCGCAACATCAGAGAAGTAGTCTCAGTCATGAGCAAGCTCCGTCCCTTCTGGGGCTATCACAGCGATAACAAGGCTTACGCTCCTCAAGCGCTGATGATGAATAAAGTAACCCGCGCATGGTATCTCGAGAGTTTCGCAGACCGTGCGGTAAAGGAGGCGCTACAGTATGCAGCCGCTACCGGTAGAGGGTGGATTCATCCGGTGTATCGTCGTGACATGCACGGAACAGGGCGAGGTGATATCAAGCTCCTCACTTACGGGGCTCCATCTGTCCTTCCTACCCAGTTACCGTCCTCGGGAAATTGGCAAGAAGCGTACGCATGCACCATTCTTGACGAAATGCCGGTTGCTATGGCACATGGCATGTTTCCTTCTTACCAAGATAGACTAGTTCCTTCTGCTAGCAAGTATTGGTATCAGAACGACGCCGTACACAAAGCCGCTCTAGGCAATGTGTTGCAACGCATCTTCGGTAAGACACCGAGAGCTGAGACTTCAGGTCTACCCGACCTACTTGTCCCAGTAAGAAAGACTTGGGTCCTTGATCTAAGTATCAACACTACTGACAGACCAATACCGATGGGCGAACCGGGTTCAACGTGGTCCTACACCGTCCCTTACATCGGACAAGAGATTCATGTAGGTCAAGACGCTAACGGCCGCGCTCTCACACGTAAGGCCGACGAGAACGATGCGAGACTCTATCCTTACCGCCGTCTACTAATAAGCTCCGACCGCTGTATCATGTACGATGGTCCAGGATTTGACTGGCACGGCATGTTCCCCGGCATCTCATTCAGTCCCGACTCTTGGCCATGGGAACCTCTAGGCTTCAGCCTCGTTCACGACGGTTACGAACTCAACGAATCCCGCAAGGAAATCATGCGCGGCAACATGGACAAGGTCCGCGCTCAACTTGATCCTGCTCTCAAGTTCGATACCAACGCTACCTCGATGAAAGAGATGCGACGGTTCGATCCCATGCAGCCTAGAGCTCGTATCGGCCTAGACGGTAACGCCGCAGACGGTATCGGCGTAGACTTGGCCGTGCCCATGGACGTCCTCAAAGTCTATCCAGAGTCCATGCAGATGTACGAGCAACTAGGTGCCGACATGGACGCTCAACTGGCTATCAACGATATTCAAGCTCTAGCTAAGGCCAGAACAGTCGGCTCCATGGACGAACTAGAAAAGATCATGGAGACTCAAGGCCCGATCGTAGAGGACATGTCCCGCTCAATGGAACCACCGATGCGCGACTTAGGCGTGATGGTCAAGTATCTCGTCCTGCAGTACTACACTACACCCAGAGTGATGCAAATCGTAGGCATGGACGGCGTACATCCCGAGGTATTCGACTTCGACCCAGCCTCGCTTGTGCCATCTCACTTACCTGGCGAAGATCCCAAGTTTGGTTCAGCCTCAGATAAGATCACCAGAGCTAGAGTATTTGCCGATAATCTCAGATTCTTCATCCTGCCTAACTCTCTCCATGAGATGACTCAGATGGCTATGAAGCTAGGGCTTGTACAACTAAGAAAAGCCGGCGTGAAGATTGATAGTCAGACCATTGCAGAGAGTTGGGAATTGCCCAACTATGGCCAGCTTGACGGCAACACAATCATTGAACGTTACCAGTCTGAACAAGAGATGGATCTCGAGTTCGCAGCCCGTATGCAGCAAATCGCTGGAGCCGAAGGTCTCGTCCCACCCGGCACGCCACCTGGAGCGGCAGCTCCACCAGCTAAGCCTAATCCCGAAGGTCGTCCACCTTCAGGTCAAGCCGCCCCTCGTTTAGTGAGCAAGGATAACGGAGCGAGATCAACAATCACGGAGAGCCGATGAAGGACGATAAGCAAGTAGACGACTTCTATCCCGTCATCCTACCCACCGTTCCCCCTACCATCCTGACACGGGAGGAAGTAGACCGTTACTTCAACTCCCGCAATACCACTCTATCAGTCATGCACATTCCCGCTACTCATCCCCGCAGTGAGGACGGCAATTGAAGAGTGTAACCATCTCTACGACTACGACGACAACTCCGTTGCGCGATACCTACCATCTCGTCAGAGAACGTGTCTACCAAGGCTCACTCGACTTCGTACAAATCCTTATCGGCTTGCGTACCGAGAAAGCTACGGGAACACTTGAAGTAGCTCTGTCTCAAGGCGGAATCTGCCGTGTAAGGTTCAGGGAAGAACAGGACATTCGCTACTCCTCCGTCCACCCTTAAAGAATTCTCTTGACAACACCTAGTCCTGTTACTGTACTCTCCCACCAGTAGGATTCGTTATCCTCTGAATCTTCCTCCGAGGGATTTTTCAGACACGATACGGCCCACTGTTATTAACGCCCTTCCTGATTGGTTGCCTCCGATCACGACACAAGCGTTAGTGACAGTGGGCTTTTTGTTTCTACGGCCCTATCAAGACATAAAGGAGCCACGATGAAGCATCACGGCAAAAAAGATAAAAAGGAAAAAGAGAAGAAGGAAGAGAAGAAAGAGCACGGGAAGAAATTCGGTAAGAAGTAACAGGAGAAGCAAGAATGCGCGGACACAGTAAATCAGGCGGATTCGCTGGCAACCTAGCAAAGATTGGCGGTTCCGGCTCCAAGCTCAAGATGAAGTCGGACATGAAGCCCGACTCGATGACTTTGCCCAAGCTCGGCAAGGGTAAGAAACAGGCGCATAAGAAAGCGTAATGGCGGCTAGCCCAGTTGCGATGACTCCGCCCCCAAGTGCAGGGGGAGATCCTGGGAATCCACCTTCTCCGGCTCAGGTTAATCCGACTACGCCTACCGCAGCCAGTCCTGCGCCACCCGTACCCAGTCCAGCGATGCAGAATGGTACACAACTGGCCATCAGGGTAGTGAGCGACCTGCGAGCAATTGCTAAAGCCTTTCCAGCCACATCGGCCAAGGTAAGTGAGATTAACAACCTGATGCGCGAGGTTGTAGCAGGAATGATGCAATCAGCACCAACGGGCGAACCAATGGCACCGCCCAGTAACGGATAGTGGAGGCAAACATGACTTACGCAGAGTATTTGAAGGCTAACGGGGCCACAGATGATGAGATCAAGGTTTTAGACACGGTTGTCTCTCGCCGTGCATTCGATAAGTCTCAAGCTGATGCTGAAGAAGCTCGCCAAGCCGCAGTCAAGCTCGAAGAGACCATGAAGAACTACGAAGCTCGCGTACAGTCCTGGTACACCGAGAACGATAGCAAGCTCAAACAGGTACAGAATCAAGCCATAGCTTCTGCTGCTGAAGCTGCCCGTGCCAAGGCTGCTCTGCTTGAAGCTAATCGTCAAGGTCTTATCGATGTGACAAAAGACTTGGGTTATGACCCTGAGCCACCGAAGCCTGCGGCAGCCGCTCCCGACGACCGTTACCTCACCATGGACAAGTTCCAGCAAGCTGGTGACGCTTTCGCCGCTAACCTCGCAGGATTACTCGACGCCGCTAACGAACATGCCCGACTCTTCCCCGGCCAGCCGTTTAACGCTGAACAACTCCGCCGTGAAGCTCAAGCCGCTGGCAAGACATTGCTTCCTTACTGGGAAGAGAAGTTCAAGGTTCGTGAGGCCCGTGAGCAAGCCGCCCAGAAACAACGCGACGCTGAAATAGCCAAGTGGAAAGCCGAAGGCGCCAAGGAAAAGGAAACGGAACTGGTCTCAAGGTTCGGCAATCCCGAGACTCGTCCCATGCTGCCCTCTAAGTCTCCTTTCGCCGTCCGTCCCGACGACAAGCTGCGTAGCGATAACCAGCCTTGGAACAAGAGCGAGACTCAGCTGCAGAACGATCGCGTCTCTCGTGCAGCGCAGAGATTAGTAGAGCGGCAAACGAGTGGAGATTTCAAGAATTAAGTATCAGTGAGTTTATAGGAGAGCAACGATGGCTGACCCAACATTTGATCAAATCTCAGCAACCACACTCGCTGATTTGAAGGACGACGTCCTCGTCGATAACTTCTTCGTCGAAACTCCCTGGATGCGTAAGATGCGTGCCATGGGAGCTTTAGAAGACTTTGCCGGCGGCACGTTCATGCAGGATCCCTTCATGTATGACCGTGTAAACGGCGGCGCCATCGCTCCCGGCTCCGATGTAACGGTCATGCAGAAGCAGATCATCGCGGCTACCGCCTTCGTTCCCAAGGAATACGTGGAACAGGTGCCGCTGAACCTCTGGCAGACCAACGTAATCCAGGGCAGCGGTCCCGCGGTAAAGGTGAAGCTGATCGACGCTTACATGCAGAACGCAGTTCAGGCGCTCAATACCGACGTCGCCATCGACTTCTACCGTCATGGTCAGAACATCTCCGGCTCCAACCGCCTGATCTTTATCAATGGCCTGTCTGAAGCCTTGAACGATGGCGTCAACCCATCTTGGGACGGCAACGTATTCACCACTTACGGTGGCCAGTCACGCAACGGCGCCATCGGTAACGTGCTAAACTCAGTTCCGACATGGGTAGGCGACTCTTCCGGCAACACTGGACAGATCACTTACAAAACAGTCTTTGAAGCCTATCAGAACTGCGTACAGCCTCCTGACATCGGGCTTTGCAACAAGGCTCTGTTCAGCTACCTAGCCGAGCGTCAGGAACCGAAACAACGTTTCGAGATGGTTCAGGACCTGTCTATCGGCGTCAGCGGCCTCAAGGTCCTTGACGGTACGATCTTCGTGGATAAACTGGCACCTTCGACCAAGTACGGCACTATCCTGCCGTCTAACCTGAGCCAGACGACCTCCATTAAGCCTACGGCTTTCACCACACCGACTTTGAGCACGACTCAGGCTGCTATCTCGAACTATCCGAGCGCAACTTCCTGTACTCCCGGCGAGCCATTCTTCTGGCTGCGAGTCAAGGGATGGAAGCTCCGTCCAGCCAGCGACCCAGAGTATAACTTCAACTTTACGCCACCGATCAGGAGCCAAACCAACGCTGACCTCGTGGTGATGTTCCTGAAAGCCGGCCTCAACCTATATACCGTTCAACCACGCGACAACTGGCAGTTGGTCGGCGCAGGATTCTAAGTGAGATTGGGATAAAGGAGACACACCATGGCAGGCGGAATGCTCACGAAGCAAGCGGACCAACTCACCGCAAAGTTCCTGAACGATGTCAATGACGCAACGTCCGGTGGAGCGGTAGTTTCAGCTCCATCAGGCGTACCGTCAGCGGCAATAAGCGCTACGATTCCCGGTGACCGTATCGTGGTTGACGACGTTGGAGCTCTGGCGCTATCAGACACTACCGTTGGTACTCTCTACGGCGGCGTCTACATGTACGTCGGCACTCTGGCTACCGCCACGGCATCGCCGGCTCGTGGTACTTGCGCTTTCTGGCGCATCTCTGACCTTCCCGGTGGCGCAACGCAGTCTTACACAGTTACCTCAGACGTTCAGCCTAACACTCTCTTGCCAGCCTACATCGCCGGCGTATTCATTAACCCAACCACGTCATCGGGCACGGGCGTAGCTCTCGTCAAGGGCAACTTCGGCTGGATCCAGGTCGCAGGCGTAGCGTCAGTTCTGTTCGACAACTCCCTGACCTCTACCGCCTTGGCGACTACAGTCAGCTCCAAAGTCTCCGCTACCACCGCTTCAACCTTTGATGCTGGCGTAGCCCTGACCACGGTCACTCTGTCTAACGTCTTGGGCGTGGCTATCGGCACTCCAGTCATCTCAACGATTTCCAGCGTCATCATCACCCGCGGAAACTTCTGCGGCCGTATCTAAAAAGGGAGGAACTGAATGGCTTTCAAGCTAGGTATCTCTCTTGTCTCCAACATCCAGTTGGGCAACAAAATGCTCATCACGGTGGACATTACAGGTCCAGCGAGCTACTCCCGCACGACTGGAATGGTACTGACTGCGGCCTCACTTGGTGTCGGTGGCTTCGAGTTTTGCGATGCTTCTCTCGATACGACCAACGCTTTCGAGCTCAACACCCAATACAACCTTGGCGGGTCAGGCAACGCGGTCCCTTCGGTCATTTTCAGGCCCTATGCAACTGCAACGGTGACCTCAGGTGGCCAATCTCAGACGGTAGGCACGGAAGCCGCTGCTTCAACCAACTTATCCACATTCAGCTTCCGTGTTCAGCTATTCTGTGTCTAAGACACGCTCCATAGGAGGTTCTGCGTGGCGTTTCAAAACATGCAGGCCGAATTAAGGGGCGCTGTACCCAAACTACCTTTTAGTTTTACAGGCACCCTGATAAATCGTGCTTGGGGAGTCATCAGGGATTCTGATATCTGGTCCTTCCAGTTATATGAATCCTCATGGCGCAGCCCGTCTGTAGTTACCACAGGTACCGTTACCGTAGTACTAGGCTCAGATACCGTTCAGTTCGATGCTGCCGCTGTAGCCGCTATCAACCAATCTCAACTTGACTGTCCTACCTCGCTGATCACCCAGCGCCAGCTACGTCCTGGTACCTCGTCAGGTGTCAGTCAAATCTATAACTTAATCCAGTATGATCAGATTACAGGTGCCGCTACTCTAGACCGCACCTTCTACGACAACTCTGGCACTAACATCTCCTACCAGCTCTACCAGCTCTACTATCCAGCTCAGTTCAAGGATCACAAGACATGGATCTCCGTCCGTAACATGTCCATGTACATGTGGCTAGGCATAACCATGGAACGAGCGGAACTCGATATGATCGACCCGCAACGGTCTATCTACCAGTTTCCGTCTCAGGTTGTGCCGTACATGATCGACGCTAGAGGCCAAGGTACGGATAATGCCAGCGCAACTCTAGGCTATCCTCTATTTGAGCTCTGGGGCCAGCCAGTCAATCCTTTTGTCTACGCTACTTACGGTCGCCGTCGCGGAGACGATCTAGTCAACCCTACTGACACATTACCAGTTCAAGTAGGCGAAGATTGCGTCATCGCTCGAGCCAGAATGTACGCTTACGAATGGGCTGAAGCGAATAAGGATCTCTCACCACGATCGACTGGGCCTGACTTCCGCTTCCTCATGGGAGCCGCACAAGCCGAGTACAAAGACCGTATGACCAAGTATCGCCAGCAGGATAAGGATTTCGTAGACGCCTGGTTCAGCATCCGTGGTATCAACTGGATGGGTCAGAACTATGGAGCCTACAATACTCTCTTGGGAGTTTCCACAGTATACGGTGGTCAGTATTAGGATTTATCCACAGTAATACCTCTCTTTTTACCGTTGACAATCTTACAGGTAAGTTATATAAGCTATCCTTGTGAAAAAAACAAGGTCAATACGCGAGTTTTTGAAGTGGATGGGCAGCAAGGGCGGTAAGGCTCGTGCCGCAAAGTATGATAAGGCCACGCTGGTAAAGTGGGCGAGAAAGGGCGGCAGGCCGCCGAAAAAAGACAAGTGATCCTCACCCTGAATCCATTCGCTAGAGAGCCTGAACCAGTAGACCCTGTCGGCCCTGAGACCGAATTCCAGAATATCTCCTCCGAACTCTACAACAAAGGTATGTTCGAGCAAGCGCTGCCTATCGCTGAGAAGGCCCTGCAGATAGCCAGAACCATTCCTACATTGCTCAATATGAGCATCATTCTTGAGGGTTTAGGCCGGTTCGACGAAGCTCTGCCTTGTGCAGCTGAAGCATGGCATTTGGGTCCCGGTGATAAGCGAGCCGCTGGACATTATGGCAGGGCACTGCTGCGAGTAGGCGACCTCACCCGTGGCTGGCCATTGTATTTGCAGGATGTCAACCTGCGATCGCAACTGAAGGACTTCATTCCTGAGTGGAAAGATCAACTTCTTGCAGGCAAGCGCATTCTGGTGATTGAGGGCGAAGGTTACGGCGACCAGTTCTACTTCATGCGGTGGATGGGAACGTTACGTTCTTGTGGAGCCAAGATATCCTACGTCTGCCAGCCCGGTCTGGCGCCGCTCATCGAGCACATGGGTTACCACGCCATCGAGAACTGGGGCGGCAATGCGGACTTTAAGTTCCACGATTATGACTACCACACTTCTATTCTTACGCTACCGTACAAGCTCGGTGTGACGTTCGAGAATTGGAGTCCATTCAAGGATCCTTATATAAACTTTCCAACTAGAAGGACAATCAATGACCGACCTTTGCGTGTTGGTATCTGCGCTCTCGCCGGCGAAGGCATGTCTCCCACTAAATGCCGTTCCATGCACGCCAGCCAGCTCCAGTCCGTCCTCAATTCCATGGACAGGAAGCATCAGTGGGTCAACCTGAACTACAAACATGAGCTACCGAAGGAGTGCGACAATCCTGTAATTGAGAACTGGCTCGATACGGCTAAAGCGATCGCAACGTGCGATATGGTAGTCAGCGTAGACACAGGCGTAGCTCACCTCTCAGCCGCCATGGGTGTACCAACATGGGTCGTCCTCCCCGGTAACTCAGCATGGCAATACCCTATCCATCGTGACGATCATCCGTTCTATCCAACCATGCGAATGTTCAGGAACTACGGTAAAGGAATGGAAAACGCAGTGGAGGCGGTCAGTGACCATCTATCGAGGCTCTAATCAACGTATCCCCGAATACCACTCTTGGGTCAGCCTATGCCTCGGTATGGGCATCAAGACCTACGTCGAGTTGGGAGTCGGGTCGAGCTGGGAGCACGCGCAAGCCGGGATAAAGGTAGTGACAGTAGACGTGCTGCCGAACGGTCTGCCGGGCATCCACCATATCCAGAACGACTCGCACTCCCTTGAGACCTTACACCAAGTCCTTGAATACCTAGGCGGTCCACCGGACTGTGTGTTCATCGACGCCGACCACGAGTATGGCGCCGTCTATCAGGACTTCGATATGTGGTATCCCGCAGCTACCAAGCTCATCGGCTTCCATGACATCCTGATGCACGGTGTAAATCAACTTTGGGGAGAAGTGAAGCGCCAGTATCCATCAGTAGAGATTATCGCTCGTGATCCGGCATCGGGTGAGCAATGGCAACGTGGGTCGGGAACGAATGGCGACCTGAACGTAGGCGGTATCGGGGTGATATTCAAAGGGATGGAACTGTGAACAAGGTTGGCGTCGTCATCGCCTCAACAGGTGGTAACAAGCTCCTGCGTTGTGTTAGGTCACTCAGGAAGATGGAACCTGGAGTTGGTATCTACATTCAACTCGACAGGTCAACTGTTACCTATCGCATGTTAGTCACTCCGCAGCTTGATGAGTTGCAAAAAGAAATGCCGAACATTTACGTTAAGGGGCTTGATGCTCACAATGGCTTTGTGAATGGTGGACTTAATAAAGCCATAGAGTGGATGCAGGGCATTGGATTCGACTACGCCTGCCTCTTCCAAGACGACCTAGTCTTCTCTCCTCTACCTGAGCACCAACACTCTATCTCTCAGTGGTTTGAGCATCCCTTACTAGCTCAATCCTCTGGCCTACGTTTCAGTCACTTCGAGACACTCACTCCCACGGTAGACATGCGCCGCTCTCCACAAGAGTGGGATAGGGAGGACATGGAGGATCCTTCTCTATGGGAATATCTTAAAGAGGCTTACTCCACAGTTGCCTTCGACGGTCAGGACATCTGTCCTCCCGGCCGCTCTTTCTGGTTCCGTTACGAAGGTCCCAACAAGATAGCCAAGTGGAACAGGTTGGGGCCCACGGGCCAAATCATCCCTATCGCCATATGGGAACAGGTAGGTCGTTTCAACGAACACGACGGCATCTTCTACGACAGCGAGTACCCGACCGAATGTTTCCTTCGTAAGCTACCGCCAGTGTATGCCGTGACTAACTTTCCGTTCATCCACTTGCACAACCAGTCAGTGAACCCATGGGCTGATCCAGCTAGAGGTGTGTGGGGAGATACGGAAGGTGCATTCAAGAAGCGTTACGGTGGTACACGAGAAGAAATCTGGTGGGGAGCTTGGACTGAGCGGTGGGAAGGTGTGGAACCTTGAAGATCCTCTATATCTCAGGAGCGACAGGCGCAGATTATCAGTGCGACGTAGCCATGCACGGCTTACGCTCTCTCCTCGGCCCCGACCTAGTAGACGTCAAAAAGATGTGGTTCATGTATGACACATCCGAACCATGCATGTTCCACTCTCTCTACAAACTCCTACCCGACATCGAGGTTGACCGTGACAACGTGGAAGCGAAGATTCAGTCTAAGTACTATGACGCTGTGGTTTACGGCTCTATTCATCGCTGTAGGGATTATATGCAGCTTGTACTTGATGCTTATCCATCAAATAAAATAGCGTTCATCGACGGTGAGGATGGGCCGGAACTAGCTTCCGCGGTTGGCCACGGCTGGTATTTCAAGCGAGAGATATACGAACCTAATCCCAACCTGATACCTATCCAGTTCGGTATTCCCAAAGAGAAGATTAGACCTATAGACCTCTCACGTAAGACGAGACTCATGGCGCATTGTGATCCTCGAGACCGTTCTACTTACGTCTACTACGACTCTGAGCAACGTTATTACGACCAGTACAGTGACGCCTACTTCGGCTACACCATGAAGAAGGGTGGTTGGGATTGTATGCGGCATGTGGAGATAATGGCAGCGGGGACGCTACCCTACTTTGCTAACTTAGAATCATGTCCCGAGATGACTTTGGTTTCGTTTCAACGAATAGATTTGATGAAAGCAAGAATCTTGTGCGATTCGTGGGCAACTTGTGACTTGGACAATAGTGAATGTCGATGGGAATGGGCTGATACGATGATGGATGTGCGAGAGACACTTGTGAATTACATTACTACCGAAGCTATCGCCAAACGTATCTTGGAACGTGTCTCGTGAATATCGAGAACGCTCTCAAGATTGAGGGGTGGATGGAAGACCATGATTTGTGCTGGCTGGCTGAAAAAGCCGCTACTCACAAGAACATCGTAGAAGTAGGCTGCTGGAAAGGCCGCTCTACCACTTGCCTAGCCGACAACACTGACGGCCACGTATTCGCCGTAGATACCTGGCTAGGCAGCGAGGAACACAACCCTCCGGTTATCGGTCTGTATGAAGCCTTCTGCGAGAACATGAAGCCTTATATCGCCAGCCTAAAAGTGGTTCCAGTACGGATGGCATCGGTGGACGCAGCTAGAATCTTATCTGGAAATACATTCGATATGGTCTTCATCGATGCCAGTCACGATTATGAGAATGTTAAAGCCGACATCCTCGCATGGAAACCTCTATGCAAGGGCTTGCTCTGCGGTCACGATGCCGGCCACGGTCCCATTATGCAAGCCACACAGGAGCTTCTACCCGGTGTCCATCACGAACACTCCATGTGGGTGTATGAGACATGATCTTCGGTGGAGAACTAACCGACTACGCCCAATATATCCGTCACAACTATCCTCTTTCTACCTACGATCATCGTCCTCACTTACCTATGGGAGTAGCACCACTCTTTCACACGGAGAAGTTCCGCCTAGGCTATGCGTGCTTCAAACGTGAAGTAGCTCTTGTCATCCAGCCTGAACGCATCATTGAGATTGGTGTTGGCTTAGGCATAAGCGCACTAGCATTCCTTGACGGCTGTCCTAACGCCACCTACCTAGGTATAGATAACGATTGCGAACAAGACCGTGACTTCCCGGTTATTCCCTCTCAGTTTGTGGGCAATCTGCTAGGGAGTAGAGGCAGAATCCGTGTAGCGGACTCAACCAAGATTGATCGTCTGCCACAGGTTGACCTTGTTCATGTAGATGGTGGCCATTCCTACGATGATGCTTATAACGACGTTCTGTTGGCATGGCGATCTAACGCAAGGTGGATCCTCGTAGACGATGCGAGAGATTCCGTCGTCTCAGCCGCTACCTTTGCGGCATTGCATCGCAAGAGTCCAGGGTCAGTAGATTGGGCATACTTTGAGGATACTTGGACGGGGAGCATACTCATCTCAAGGGTTAAGGAGCGACCGTGAAGTTCTTGTTACCTACAGGAATTGGCGACTCAGTCTGGGCGTTAACTAAGATTCAAGCTATCCGTGACAAGTTAGATTCCGGTGGCGTAATCGACGTCTCTTTAGTTGGCTCCAAGGACAAAGTTGACTCCCGCGCTCTCGACTTTGTCAGACGATTCCGTTTCGTAAACTCAGTGGATATGAAGCCTTTCTCTATCCAAGCCTATGGTCCTCGCGTTCATCCCGACGGAACGTACAACTACGTTGAAGACGGCATGTACGAATTCGACGGTGAGAAATACTGCGTACTCATCCCTAATGCTCCGCTAGAAAAGGGTATCCGTTTAGAGAACTGGCTACCGCAATACCAGATCAACTGGAACATCTTTAGGGATTTCCATATTGAAACTATCGAACGTATCCATGCTGCTGACGTACACCAGAAGATTGGCGACTACGCCGTATTCTATCCCGGCCCTCTCGCTGGCAATACAGTTGAAGGCCATAACCGCGGTCCTATCTGGACTCCGCAAGAATGGGTAGAACTGGGTAAGCGCGTCCATGATGAATTTGGCTTACACATCCTCGTTGTCGGCGCTTCCTACGACCTAGCCTACTTCACTGGAATCTTAGAACCTTTGCTCAAAGGTCAGGACTGGTGGACTAGTGTTATTGGTCGGACCAATCTAGGTGAACTCTGGGCCATCACTGACAGGGCTAAGTTTGTGATTAGCTACCAGGCCGGAGTGGGCATCATTTCTGCATTGCGGGGCACACCAACAGGAATATGGTGGCGGCCCGAGGGAAATTCGATCAGCTCGAGCATGTACCTCTCATTTTCAGAGAAAATGGCCTCCGCATGGGCCTCCCCTACAATTTTAGAGAGTGAAACTTATATGCCTATGGTATACACTCGGCACGACGTCAGCCTAATTATGGAAGAGGTCCGTCGTAGGGGATGGCATGAAACGCCTATTCATTCTACTGCTGTTCCTGCTGGGTAGCGCAAAACTTGCGTCTGCGAGAGATTCCTTAAAGGGTTGGTGCGAGGAGGGGAATAGACCAGTGGTAACGTCAGGTCTGAATTCTACCACTCGAGTCCAGGCTTCCCACCCCAGTTGTACTATCACTGTTTATATCCATGGAGCGGGTCTCGCTACGATATATGCGGACAACAACAACACTCCTCTGGCGAATCCATTTACTGCTCAATCTGGTGGTCGTTGGCAGGCGTACAGTGACAACGGCCGCTACGATGTAACCATGAGTTCCGCTGGATTCTCTCAGACAGTAACTTATTCCGATATCATCCTCTGCGACCCTTTCACTGTCGGCTCAACTTGTAACAACGGTGGTTCTACCACAGCTCATAACCTGCTCTCCACCACTCACCTTGATACCATTCCTGCATCTCCTCCCGTCCGTGGTGACCTTATCACCGCACAGAATCAGACCTCACCGACTGGTGTTAACCCATCGTGGGCACGCCTAGCACTTGGCACTCTAGGTCAAGTTATTATCTCGACAGGTACGGATGCAGTGTGGGGAACACTCACTGCTGGAAGCAACATTACCATTACACCCTCTGGTAGCACGCTGACTATTGCATCTACAGGTGGCGGATCAGGTTGCACTCTTCCTAGCGTTGATCGTGCTGTTCTTAGCGAGCATCCAGCAGGAACCTGCTACGATTCGCTTCATTGGACTTGGGTTGACGATACAGCGTCTTCTAGTGCTAACGGTCAAGTCATGCAGGTAGGCTTGAGCAATGTAATTACGGCTGCATCCGGCGGGCATTCTTCTCTGGAGACCTTTGTTTTCGGCGACACCACTACGGTTACCGCAGGAAGTGCGAATCAGGTAGGGCAGTTTTCATTTGGCAGCGGTAACACCATAAACAGTTGCTCGGAATGTGCGGCGATAGGTGACGGAACCAGCCTTGGGCACGGAATTTCTTCCACTAGCGAAGAGTATTCGATTGGTGGAAATAATTCCCTAGGTGGCGTCGATATATTTACCATGGGTGATTTTAACACCACTAATGGCACTACTTCAGCAAGCGATCTCTACACTATCGGGTCTAGTAACGCTATGGACGTGGCTGGAAGAAGTAATGAAAGCCAGTTCATGTTCATCGGGTTCAACAATACCCTGACGATGGGTGCTGGGACTCCTACTCGCACCAGTGCCAGTGACGTGGAAATCATCGGATACAATAACCAGTTTACCCTTAATTCAGCTTCCGTAGGTGGCAGCAATAATCTGACCTGCGTTCACGCCCTAGGCTCAGTAAGTACGGTAACCATATCGAGTACTAACGGCGCATCTCTTTCTAATGTAACTTGGATCGGGAACCTGAACAGCTTCAGTCTTACCAACTTCAGTATTCTGCATGGTGTTGTGGCTGGCTACAATAATACGATGACATCTTCATCTACAAGCATGACTAATTTCGGGATATACGGCTCTCTCGATAGCTTAACCAACTGTTCGGACTGCTATGCCGTGGGTGAGAATATATCCGCATCAGCAAATAACACATTGAATCTTGGAATGTCGGCTAGTGATATTGGCCTAGTTATCACCAACAGTGGTGGAACACACGACAACGTGAAACGCACGCCTATGGTCTTTGCCTCCCTACCAGCCTGCGCTGCTGGAACCGAAGGATCATTCGCTGCAATCACGGACTCGTCTACCAACACTTGGGGTGCTACCATCACTGGCAGCAGCACCAATCATGTACTTGGATATTGCGACGGTACCAACTGGACCGTTGCGGGAAAGTGAGAACTTGTGAAACGCATATTATTTCTATTGGTGATAATGGTGATTGTAGTCTACGCAGTACAGGCGCAGATCGGTGCCCATGCTTTAATGCGCCTATTTCCTCATACCTTTGCCGACCTACAGATGGGTGATATGCCTGGAATGAATCTTTCTGATGGCTATATTACCTATTGTACGGACTGTGCGGTACCATCGACGCCAGGACAAAAATGTACTGTAGGCGGTCCTGGAGCCGAAGCACATAGAGTTCGTGGTCAGTGGGTCTGTTACTAAGGAGAATTTATGAGAGATAAATCGTACGCTTCAGAAGCAGCTAACGCCAGAATCCTTGGCGCAACTCGTCTACACTGCGATAGCTACAAGGACGACCTATACAGCGAGGACGACTACTACGAGACTGGTGGCGGCTTGACCGAACGCGTCATGGGCCGTGGCCATGTCACCGAATCGCAGTCGGATCTCTTCAACAAGCGTCTGCGTGCTGGCCAAGCCGACGAACGTATCCGCTTCAGAGTTGAGGAGTAACTGATGGGAATGATTAAGGTCTACCGCGGCCCGTCCATTGAAGCGGAGAATAAGCAGTTTGGCACTCCCAAGTCCGATCCTGCTGCTATAGGGGGCACTGGCTCGTTCGGGATGAATATCAGTCCTTCCAAGGTTGGCGCACCGCATAAGAAGGGTGTAAAGACATTGGGACAGAAGGCGATTAAGCCTAAGTCTACGATGAGTAAGGGGTACTAGAATGGCTGATGATCCTAAGTGGATGGAACATGCTGCTGAGCGAATGAAGGAAAAGGGAACTGTTGGCTCATTCGGTAAAGCTACTCCCAAGAAGATTGCCGCTGCTGAGAAGAAGGGTGGCAAGGCTGCTAAGAAAGCTAACTTTGCCAAGCAGGCTGCGAAGGCTTCGCACAAGAGGTAGTTATGCCCAAGTTTCTTGAGGACAAGTTGAAGAAGGAATATGGCGACAATCCTCATGCCATCTATGGAACGATGAATAAGATTGGCGCTATGCGTGGTAACAAAGAGACCGCTAAAGGTCGTGAGATGGATGCTAAGCATAAGCGCGACATGAAGAAACGTGGTGGCAAAAAGTGAGCTGGGATGGCTTCCTCAAGTCATTGGAGACTGACGGCGGCAAACTAGTTGTCTTGATTATGATGCTGCTATTCCTGCTTGGAGCAGCTCTAGTTATGGTAGAGAGCGGACATACGCCGCAGGAAGCGGGACGGCAGATGCTAGTAGGAGCGGTCTCATCGCTATTAGGCATTCTGTATGGGTATCTAAAATCATCAGGGAAGACCTAAGTGAATGGCGACACAAGCTCTGCCGTATGCCTACATTCCACTCAGCACACTGAGGCAACAGCTTGCGAACCGTTTATTCGACGCATCCATGGTGTTTTGGAGTTCAGCAGAACTTACGGCCTACATAGCGGAGGGACTTCGCACTTGGAATTCACTTACGGGATACTGGCGGGGAGACTTTGTGGCCCCGACCGCCTCCTCTACGACATGGTACGACATATCGAATCTCACCAACACTTTGTGTCCTTATACGGTCACCGACCAATCGCTCTACCAGACCATTCTCTACCATCTACTTGAGCCTATTACTGGCGTAGTCTCAGTCCAATTCACCAACGACGACATTGTAAACGCAGTCCAACGGAGACGCGATGAGCTACTGTCGATCACCTCATGCACGCAAACTGTCAGAACAGTTGGCGCTGTCGCCGGAAGAATTACGCTCCCTGACACCGTCATCGATGTCAGAAGGATGGCCTATCTCCCAACTGAATCAGTGCTTACGGGCAAAGGTTATGGCACTGGCCGCTACGGATTCGGTATTTACGGGCGTTCTGCCCAGTCGGGGATTGACATCCCCGCGCCGTCGGTACTGTGGCCAGAAGACACGTTCGCGGAACAAAGTTACGATGCGCTCTACACGCTGAATCCTGCTGGCACACCGGGATTGCCATCTACGTATCTGCTCTCGACTCAGCCGCCATTATCGTTTGATACCAACTGTCCACCGGCATTTGGTGGGAGCTACGAGTTGCTGACAGTCGAGGCTGGCGTCACCTTAGTCTTCACAGGCACAGCTACACCTTTCCTGATACCCGATGACTGGACTCCAGCTATCAAGTGGGGAGCGTTGGCTGATCTGTTCAGCAGGGAGTCTAACGCTCAGGATCCGTTGCGTGCTCAGTACTGCGAGACTCGCTACCGCCAGATGTGCGCTATCCTGCGAGACTCAGCTCCGGCACTACTCGCTATGAGGGTAAACAACGTTCCAGCTCAAGTAAGCTCAGTCCGTGGCTCAGACTTCTACAACACCTCATGGGAAGGTGCTGATCCAGGCGTACCAAGGTCGGTGAGCTACAGTGGGATGAACCTCTTCGCTCTCAATCCTCCTGCAGACAGTGGTATCAACGGCGTGCCTTACGACCTGACTGTCACCGTGGTTGAGAATGCACCTATACCAACTCTCGATGCTGACCAAGTTCAGGTAGCGAGAGAAGACTTGGACGCTCTGCTCGATTACTGTGTCCACATCGCTATGATTAAGGCAGGTGGCGCTGAATTCATGGCTACGGTACCGCTATTCAAGCGCTTCATGAAACAGGCGACGCTCTATAACCGCAAGCTCTCTGAGTTTGGCGAGTACACTGACACTCTCATGGGCATGGCGGTTAGGGAACGTAATCTCAATCCAGTGCAGCAACCTGTATCGGCGGACGACGATGCCTAACGAGACCTTCACACGCAATCGGCAAGGCAATCGCGCAGTCTTCAAAGGTTGGAGTCCGAACAACCCTCCTGATTCTCTGCCTCCAGACAAGTTTCCATACGCCCAGAACGTTCGCGTGGTCAACGACGATTCCATCGAGACTCGTCCCGGCCAAGTTCTCTCCTTTGCTACAGGCGGCGCTCCTGTTACCGACATACGCGACTATGTGGAGCTTGAAACTGACGGTCTGCCACGTACCTTAGCGCGAGATACGAATGACGCAGTGTGGCTAGATACCGGAGCCCAAGTTGGAACACTCGTTGCCGGCGGTCCTGGCGCAGTATTAGTTCCCTTTCGTCCCAACCAGTCTCCCGACCCGTACATGTACATTGCTAACGGAGCTGACTATCAGAAGTTCTCAGCCCCTGAAGGTGGTGTAGTCACCGCATCGAAGGTTGGTATAGCCGAACCGCAAACGGGATGTGAAGCGGCTCCAGTGGCTCAGACCTTTACTGAAGTCTTGTCTCCCGGCGGCACATGGAACACGGGTGGCACAGCTTCTGCATGGAGCGCTAACAGTCGCTCAACCGACATCATCGTCTCGAGCTTCTTTGATCCAGTTAGCCCGTTTCCAGAAGGCGGTATTCACGGAGCCGCACCGCCCAGATGGTCACTCGAAGTCTCCCCCGTAGTGCAGTACCAGCGTGGCGAGATCCTCTACCTGAATGGATCTCCCACGCTGATTACGATTATTGAGGAAGTGATTCCACCTCTGGCCGTGCCCATGAACATTCAGGCTATCTACCAGGAGAGTGGGCCACCGGGACTAGCGGTGATTGCGCTAGAAGGAGTTACCGCACCGTCCAAGTCTGAGCCTGTAGCCAATCAGTCAGGCTCGTCGCTGCCACAGTCTGAAACTATCGCTCAATTAAAGCGTGGCGCTATCGTTCAAGTAGGAACTGAGAAGACTTATGTACGCAATGTTACTAAGGGACCTACTGGGCAGCTCTGTATCGAAGTGTTCTTGAACAACGTTCATGCTGCGGGTGAATCGGTTATCGGGCTTCCAACTATCATCATCAACGGTGTTCAGAATGCCTCAAGTGTCCTAGCCGCTACACCGATTATTGGCGACCAGGATAACGTTGAGACGTTTACGGTAGGCGCTGGAATTGGAACGTTGACTACAGGGCCGGCTGGCGGCGGTCCCACGGGAACAATCATCGTCAGTGCTACCACATCCTTAAATGGTTGGGGGCCGAATGCCCATGTTGGCGCATACGAAATGGGCATCAATCAGAACTTTGGCTGGGGACTCGATCCATCAACCACATCTCCTTACGCCAATCCAGGCAACGCTGGTGACGGCAATACGACTACTTTTGCCTCAGCCGTAGGCCAACACACGCACACTTACTACGGCTGTATCTGGGGATTCGTTACAGGAACGCCACAAGCTAGCATGGCGCTCAATATCAACTCTCGCGTACTGGCTAACGGAGACGACGGGTTTACGGTCACCAAACGTAGTGCTGGTATCTGGTATTCGCTCGACAATTCAGTCACTTGGAACCAAGTCTACAATATGGGGCCGGAACTGCCAGCCTCAGTACCGCTATCTAGGCCGCAGCAGTGGGATTCTATTCCTCTGCCAGCCAATCAGGACTTGACTCAAGTTCAGGTTATGGCCTTCACCGACTCGCATGATGATATGGTTCACTACGTCTACGAGATAAATATCTCAGCCGGAGCCGCCAGCATCGGTGTCAACACTAGCGCGTTTCAAGATGATGATTACCTGCACTTTTCAGTCAACGTGGATAATCCAGCTAACCTAGCTGAGATGCGGTTGCAGTTCGACGTCAGCGACGGAACATTCCTAGATAACTATTACCTGACTGGAGTCAGGCCATCGGACCTGGTGAGCGCTACTACTGCGGCGACACCGATTACGTTACTTGCCGCAACTCAAGCTATCGTCTCCGAGACCAACACTTACCAAGGTGCCGGAGCGCTTAATCTTACACCGTCTAATCCTTCGGTAGCAGGTGAAGGTCAGTGGACTGAGATTTGGATACCTATCCGTGCGCTTACCCGCATCGGTGGAGATCAGACCAAGACGCTCGCCAATATCAACTCAGTTCAGGTGTATGTAAACGCTACAGCAACGGTCAGGGTGAGCATTAGTTCCATTGCCTTTGTTGGTGGCTCACAGCCAGATGTGGGCGACATTGGCGAGCCATACCGTTACCGTGTGCGACCACGGTCCAAGGTAACTGGAGCTAAGGGTAATCCCTCACCTGACATGCGCTACGGTGTGCTGGCTCACCGCCAGCCTGTACAAATCAACCTTCCCTCAGCGGCTTATGATACGCAGATTGATACTTGGGACGTCTTCAGGTTTGGAGGTTCAGTAACAAGTTGGCGCTATATCGGGTCTATCGCCTCAAGTCACTCATCGTTTCAGGATGATTATGCCGATGAGTCGGCTCAGGCTGGGGAGGCGCTGGAGTTTGATAACTTCGAGCCATGGCCGTCTATTGATTTTCCACTAAACGCTACGGCCTCGACTATCGTTGGATTCATTGCGGTTGTAACGATTCCCTCGCCGACATTGGCACTGCGATATCTGCCGGGGAACCTTGTGAACCTAGGTGGTCAGTCAACCTACACTCTACGAGTCAGGCCCACACTCATCTCTGGTACTGACTATCTCTTCGAGTTCGTTGAATGTACCGCTGGATTTAATCAAGGTGCCATCAGCGACAACGGTCAGACCAATATCTATGAGCCAGCGATCGCACGCCAATTCCTACCCTATATGTGGGGGCCGGATGTCAATGGCACGGTATTCGCGGTAGGCGATCCGCTACGTCCCGGTACACTCTACTTTGCCAAGGGTAATAATCCCGACTCGGCTCCCGATGCTTTCAATATGGAACTGGTAACTCCGTCTGAACCGTTGATGGGTGGTCTAGTCCTAGACGGTCTCTCCTTCGTAGGCTCAACCGAACGTTGGTGGGCACTCTACCCTCAACCGACCAATCCCTTGCAGCGTTACAATCCTGTGCAGCAACCTTTACCGCGGGGCTTGGCAGCACCTTATGCCTGCTGCACGGATGGAAGCCAAATCTTCTTCTGGGCTAAGGATGGGATATGGTCGTCAGGCAAGGGTAGCCTCACCGACGAGGACTTGTACAACCTCTTCCCTCACGACGGTACTCCAGGTGAAGCTCAGACTTACGGGCCTCCAGGACTAGCTCACACGGTCCTGCCACCTGATTACGCAAGAGCTGGAACCTTCAGGCTCACTTACTGTAATTACTATCTCTACGCGACGTATCAGGACTCGGCTGGCAATTACAACACTCTGGTCTACGACACGAGAAGGAATGCGTGGTGCGTTGATCTCTATGCAACTCAGGTAACAAGGTTCTATCATCCTGAAGGACAAGCTGGGACGTTGCTGACCTCATCCACTCGTTATCCCGAACTGCAGATGGCCGATATTAATGGTCGGGTAAGCGTTCAGACGCCGTTTACCAACGACCTTGATGGGCCAATCCAAGTGTTACTGGCCACCTTTGAAGATCCTGGCGGAGACTTACGAGCGCCTAAACAATGGGGCGATACCTTCGTAGACGCTATCTGTCCAGCCGGCATGGCGATCAACATGATGTCGCAAGCGGTACAGGTAGGAGCACCGTTAGCCGTACCAGCCTCAGCAACTCGAGCTCGCCAACCAATCAGTGTCGGCAATGCTCTCGTTGTCAGTTCGTTCATGGGCCTGTACTTCAGTTGGACCGATGACTTCACCACACAGACTGCGCCAACAACGTTATTCCTGTGGCAGACGAGCTTTGTCATCCAGCCGGCGACAACCATCCAGTGGCAGACGCTGGGTACTAGCTTCGGGATGCAAGGTTACGGTCACATCGGCCAGATCGCTATGGCTTATATCTCTGCGGCCGATATCACCTTGCAGATTACAAGTTACGATGGCCAGTCACCGTTGCCAGTTACCTTACCCTCGTCGGCTGGGGTATACGTCAAGAAGCTATTCAGAGTGAGCGCCAACAAGGGTCAGCTATACGCCTTCGCTGCCAGTTCTACCGCACCCTTTCAGTTCTTTATGGAAGATTGCGAAGTCAGTGTAGGCCCGTGGCAGCGACAAGACCCTTACACTGTAATGAAATCCTTCCTCTCCGGCCCAGTTGATGGAGCACCGCTATGAACGAAAACTCTACCCGTTGGTATCCCAGCCACGATCAGTTGAAAGACCCGCAATCAACTGAACGTTCGTTCCGTGAGACCTTGCGTATGCTCTATGAGCTTCAAGACTCTCACGCCGCGTTACAAGCTCAGCTTAAACAAAGCAACAAAGAAGCCGTTCCGGCGCAAACCAACACCGCTTCAATTACTCGCTTTCTAGGGCTACCTGTTGAGCCTTCCGATACAACCAAACTAGCAGACGGAACTAAGTTGACTTATGTTGCCGCTAAAAGGAGATTTGAGTTTCTATGATGATTGTCAGTACTCCCCGCCCTCCTGACGCAAAGAAACAACAACGGGAATATCGTCTCGAGATGGTGATATGGAGCATCCTCTCCGTTCAAATCCTTGAAGTGATAGTTCTAATAGCTCTATTGGTGCGGCGATGACCAATAGCATTCAGCGCGACGTTAACGGTCCAGACTGGCCGCTGGGATTCATTGGCGTAACAACTCCTGGTACGCCAGTAGGATTCATGTCCGTTGTCGATCCAACATCTGATAACGCGCCGGGTACTCCAACTAGCTCCACAAACTATCCTACGACTATCCGTGCGGAAGAGATCATGATTCAGGCATTCAAGCCAGCCGCTTCTGGAACACAGTTCAATGCTGGAAATATCTATATTGTAAGGCGTGGGGCTGGTGGGGGCAGCGGAAACCGCGACGATACTGGAAGTATTGTCGCCACACTTGCTCCCGGTCAAACATTGTTTCTCACCGCAGCCGCAGTCAATTTGAACGTATGGAGTCCTTACAGGTATTCAGTTGACGCTGACAACTCCGGTGACGGAGCCTTTATCACCTTAATCATACAATGACATGCCAATACCTGGACTAGTCGGATGGTGGCAGTTAAAGGACGGTTCAGGAACGATTGCTACTGACTCTTCCGGTAACGGGAATAATGGAAATCTAATAGATGGTCCTACGTGGATTACCACAGGTCCCAACGGCGGTGGATTGTCGTTTAGGGGACACCCTGTTAGCGATGACTCGGTCAGGATTCCACGAGCCGCTGTACTGGAACCTGCTGCGGTAACTATTTCCGCATGGTTTAAGGGGCCGCAGGTACAAAACTTCAGACAGTCGGTATTCTGCAAGGCATTTGCCGAGGATGTTCCGCCTACCTTTCAAAGTTATCAGATAGGTGTGCATGGAGTAGCTGACCCTACTGCGGCTATTTTCACAATAGGAATCGCGGGAGCAACTTCAGAGTTAACCGTTTCGGGAATTATTTTAGATAATACCTCGTGGCAGAACCTGACAGGAACCTACGATCCGGCCGCTCCGGCGCCACAACAACTGTTATACAGTAATGGAACTCTGATCGGATCTTTAACCAATGCCAGTCCAATAGCTTACGATCTGACCTCGGCTGGAGACCTCTACATTGCATCCAACTCAGATCCAACAATCAACCATAAGGTCTATGTAGGTTCCGTGGACGATTGCCGCATCTACAACAGGGCACTGACTGCACAGGAAGTTAGAGATATCTATAACAGCGATGTATCCAATAATATATTCACCCTGCGTGGCCACCATAGTGGTTCTCGCATGACACCGCCATACAATCCATGATATGAAAGGGTTACGACAATGAGACGATTACTGATAGTCCTAGCCCTGATGCTCGTGGGAGCAGCTTCAAGTAAGGCGTCTATAGCTAACATCTACTACGCGCAGAACGCTACGGTAACAAATGATGGAACCTCTTGCGCCAACGCCTATGCGCTGCATGATGGTACCAATGGATTCAACGCTGCCGGTAAGTGGGGTGCTGGAGCAACTCAGATTGGTCCTGACACCATCGTTCATTTCTGCGGTACTTATACGGGTACCGCGAACGAACAGGACGTCTTCTTCTTTCAAGGATCGGGAACAAGCGGACACCCAATCACACTACTGTTTGAATCAGGAGCTAACCTAACCTCGCCTGTATGGGGATCGTTTACCGGCTCGCCTATCACCAATCATCAGAGCTTCATCGTCATCGACGGTGGCGTAAACGGTGTCATCCAGAATACCGCCAACGGAACCGGACTAGCCTTCGAGCAGAACTCAGGCGCTATCTACAGCGATGGCAGCAACGTAACCATCCAGAACTGGCACATCAATAACCTGTGCGTGCGGACTTCTTTCACGGATACGAATGGCTGCGTCACATCTGGCAGCTATCCTATTGGCATCCAGTTTGCCGGTTCCAACAACGTAGTTCAGAACAACACTATGCACGACACGCATAGCTGCATTCATTTCCAGCAGGGCACGACGGACACCAATAACGTTATCACCAACAATACCTGTTCGCGGATCAACCACGCTATCCGCATGGCGCTGAATGCCGGGGCCAACTCCGGCACCATGGAGATTTCCCATAACAACATGTTTGATGCGGTGAACTGGGATGATACCACTGCCACCAACACGTTCCATCACAATGGAATCTTCGTGTTCCAAGGCTTTGGTGGCACGCAGTCCGGTGCGGTCAATATCTTCGACAACTGGATTCACGGTGACTGGGGATTCAGGCAAACGGGAGATATCTTCATTGATCCGAATGGCGGAACGGTGTCGAACGTCAGGATATTCAACAACCTGATGATTAACGGTTCGACCAGCAATGGTCCTAGCAACGGTTACATTACTGGATGTGGCACCAATACCGCTCCATTGGGGCAGATCTACAGCAACATAATCTTCGGTAATGGCTTTGGACAATCGGGCATCAAGACCGACTCGCCTTGTACCATAGAAAACAACATTATCTCTACGGTTCCTACAGGAATCTTTGTGAATCCAGGGACGACGCTTACCACCAGTAATTTCAACGTACTGTTTAACCTAACTGGACTGAATGTGATGTTCAGCGGAGCGGGGCCTAGCGGCACTGGATTTGCTACGGTTGCGGCATGGACTTCAGCTACCGGATTCGATGCTAACTCTTCCATTGCCAATCCTAATCTGAACGCAGCCAGTTCTCCACCGTATCAGCCACAGACTGGTAGCTCAGCTATTCTGCTGGGCACTAACCTTACGAGCTTGGGTATCACAGCACTCAACGTGGACTACCTTGGCGTAGCGAGACCCGTAGCCCCAACCAACTGGACGGCTGGAGCTTATCAGTTCACTGGTGGAGGCCCTGTTCCTCCGGCAGCACCGACAGGGCTAAACGGTTCGGTAGCTGGCAGTACAGCGAGTTTGAACTGGACGGCATCGTCAGGGTCTCCCACTCCAACGGCTTACACGCTTTACCGCGGAACGGTTCATGGCGGCCCTTACAGCGTAGTCAAGTCTGGCCTGACGTCGCTCACAACAACTGATACTCCAGCCAATGGAACCTACTTCTACGTGGTCACAGCATACATCGGAGGCATTGTCTCGAGCATCACGGGCAACGGAACGACCGCGACAGTAACCTGTACCGCTACTTGTACCTTCGCAAGCGGAACGACGGTGACGATAGGTGGCAATACGTTGTTCAACGGAACGTTTACCTCGACAGGCCAGCCGACAGGTTCGACCTTCACTTTCTCTAGCGCCACATCTGGTACTGGTAATAACGGTGGAGCATGGCAGCCGGCACAAGAGAGCGCTAAGTCGAATGAAATTTCATTGACTGTTCCAGCAGCATTGACAGTTACCTTGTTGCCAGCGACCCGTATCTTCGGCAACCAGACGGTAGGCACATCATCGGCTAGTCAAGCTCATGTGCTTACCAATACCAGCGGCCCTGGCGGCACGGTAACCATTAGCGGCAAGTCCATCTCCACGGGAGCTAATCCAGGGGATTTCAGCTTTACTGATAATTGTCCCTCACTTCTATTATCTGGCCTGAATTGCACGTTCAACATTACCTTCACACCTACTGCTGGCGGTACGCGCAGTGCGAATCTTACCGTTTCAGATAACGCTTCAGGCTCACCGCAGGTAGTAACGCTTTCAGGTACGGGTGTAGCACAGACTCCCGGTGTGAGTCTCAATCCAACCAGCCTGAACTTTGGGGATCAGACGTTGTCTACAACCTCGACGGTGAGGTCGATTATCCTAACCAACACAGGTAGCGGTGCGCTGACTATATCGTCGGTAGTAGCTTCGGGAGACTTTGCGGTGGTTACCGTTCCAGTGACCAACTGTGGAGGGACGTTGGCATCTCTGGCTACTTGTTCATTGAACGTTACGTTTACCCCTACGGCTACAGGTGGCAGGACAGGGGCAGTAACCGTAACCGACAATGCTTCAGGTAGTCCGCATGTAGCAACTTTAAGTGGTAACGGTATAACTACCAAGTGCCAGATGACTGGAAATGTGACATTATCCGGTGTAACTGGAGTGTGCCAATGACCGCTTTACTTGGGCTGACTAAGCCAACTGTTGGGGGATCGGCTAATACGTGGGGGACCACGCTTAATGCTGACCTCGACATCATCAATACCATGGGTGGAGTTGCAGTGGTTAACGTTAGCTCAGCTTACCTAGCTACCTTCACTCCTTACCCTGAGATGGTCATTCGTGGTACGACCTCTGGCCTGAACATTCCTATCACCTTACCTGATTCGGCATCTGTTCAAGGAAAGCTATATGTGGTCAAGAAGCTAGATGCTGGTGCGGGATCGCTGCAGATCTTCCCTCAAGGTACCGATACGATCGACGGTCAGACCGAGTGGGACTTGTCTAACCAATATCAATATGTTCGTTTGTATGCCAACGGAACCACAGGTTATGACGTGATAGGGAGCAGCTAAATGAAGCGACTATGCCCAGCTCTACCATTCCTTATACTCTTGCTATCTGGCTGTCCCATGTCGCACGCTCAAGGTAACAGCGGCAAGACAACTCTCGTTCAATCTTCTCCACAGCCATTGCCTAACTGTAATCCCGCCCAAGTTGGTCAGCAGGAGCCGATGATCTGGGATATTACCGCACAGTTACTCAAGACTTGTGGACCTACCGCCAACACTTGGACGGCTGTAGGCTCGGGAGGTGGCGGTGGTGGAGGTACTGTTGTTAGCTTCAGCATTGCTGGCACTACTGCTCCTTATTTTAGTGCTGCGGTCACTTCACCGACGTCCACCCCGGTACTGACCTTCACCATCACTCCACAGTCAGCGAACACGGTTGCGGCTGGGCCAACAGGTGGTGGGGCTGTAGCACCTACTTACCGTTCACTCGTTGCGGCCGACATTCCACTTATTAGCTTGGTTACTGGAGTCACTGGGAATCTTCCTGTTACCAATCTTAATTCCGGTACGAGTGCTGGAGCGACAACCTTCTGGCGCGGGGATGGTACGTGGGCAATACCAGGTGGAGTTGGGTCGGTTAGTTCAGTCGCAACCGCCTCACCGCTTACAGGTGGACCGATTACGACCACTGGAACGATTAGCTGCGCTACTTGCGTAACTAGCGCCGCTGCGCTAACGGCTAGTCGCTTGGTGGTTGGTGGGGGATTGCAAGCCACCGCGGTACTGGCATCGTTGGGCACTACAACCACCGTGCTTCATGGCAATGCCGGTGGGTTACCTACCTTTGGAGCAGTGGCGTTGTCTACTGACGTTACCGGCAACCTTCCTGTAACTAACTTGAACTCAGGGACTAGCGCTAGTTCAGCTACATTCTGGCGAGGTGATGGAACATGGGCGGCTCCTCCAGGGTCGGGAACAGTAACGTCAATCGTCTTCAGCGCTCCGCTTACAGGTGGTACTGTCACTACGACGGGCACCGTTGGCTGCACAACCTGCGTAACCAGCGCGGCCAGCCTAACCGCAAATGCCATCATGGTAGGCAGCGGCTCGCAAGGAAGTCAGACTTTAGGGAGTCTAGGTACCACGACGACTGTGCTACACGGAAACGCAGCGGGAGTACCGTCATTCGGGGCGGTAAGCCTTAGTGCTGATGTCACAGGGAACTTGCCAGTGACGAATCTCAACTCAGGCACTTCGGCATCTAGTTCAACCTTTTGGCGGGGAGATGGAACATGGGCGACACCAGCAGGAAGCGGGAACGTGACGGCAGGCGGGACGCTGACGATCAACCAGTTGGTGATCGGTGGAAATACCACTGCCGTGTCCACACTTGGCACACTGGGGACCTCTACTACCGTATTACACGGGAACGCTGGTGGGGCGCCAACATTCAGTGCGGTTTCATTGACAGCAGACGTAAGCGGGAACCTTCCCGTAACCAACCTGAATAGCGGTACTAGTGCTTCTAGTTCTACATTCTGGAGAGGAGATGGAACATGGGCCAGCCCACCGGCAACAGGGATCACGTCATTGAATGGTCTGAGTGGTACGACCCAGACTTTCGCAACGGGTACGACGGGAGCAGACTTCAATATCAGCTCGTCGGGGACCACGCACACTTTCAACATACCCTCTGCCAGCGCATCAAATCGTGGATTAGTCACAATTGCGGCTCAGACCTTCTTGGGAGCGAAACTCTTCACTCTGGGAACAATCACATCAGCCGCCAGTCCTATCGCTTCGACGGCAACGTGGAACTCTGGAGCGACTACCTTTGATGGTTGGACTGAGGATGTAACTGATACTTCAAGCGCGGCTGGCTCATTCTTGATGCGCTTGCGTGTAGGTGGAACGTCTCAGTTCAGCGTAAACAAATCGGGTGTAGTGACCGCACTCGGTGCTTTAACAGCAGTATCACTGACCTCTAACGGTGCTGGCAGCGGTAAGTTGGCGCTGACCGCTTCTGGCGGCGGAACATTCGGCTGGCAGGCTCCTGCGGTTGTAACTAGCTATACGTGGACGGTACCGGGAGCCGATAAGTCAGGTCAGATCCGTTCTGACGGCGCAGGGAATTTAAGCATAACTCCAGATACTGTAACAGGAACCAACTGTAACTCAGCGGCTTCTCCTGCGGTGTGCGCTGCGGCTTCAGCAGGCACGGTTGCTATCGCTAACCCTGCAACTACTATTCAGGTAAATACTACTTCTGTCAGTGTCAACAGCGAGATCTTTGTGTTTGAGGATAGTTCGTTGGGAACCAGGCTTGGCGTGACTTGTAACACCTCGACTGGACGTACCTATACAGTTTCAGCTCGTAATTCGGCAACGAGTTTCACGATTACGGCTAGCGCTACTCCGGCAGCAAACAGCGCATGTTTAAGTTATTTGATCGTGAATTAGGAGTGAGATAGAAATGAAACGACTCTTATTTATCCTATTGATCTTTACGACGACAACCTTTGCCCAGTCTGGTGTTGGTGGTGGCGGCCAGACCAATGTTAGCGGAGGGGGAACAGGAA